CGTTCGCCAATGAAGCATCGAGCGCGGGCGTTGCGGTATCAGCTAATGCGGATACCTTCTGTAACATAGCGTTGCCAAAGCTAACGCCTTTTGTTCCCTTGCCCGTAATGGTTAGTCCTACATTTGTTTCTCCACTTGCTGTGAGACTAGGACTTCCACCCGTTGCCGCATTGGCGAGAGTGATTTCATTGACTGCTGATGCCGTCGCCGTTAACAGGAACAACTCGTTTCCGTTTGTATCCAAAATGCTCGTTACTAAGCGTGGGGAGATATTGAATACCAAGAGCGCTCCCGATGAAAAGCCTGTCTCATCTGATGTAACTCCTGCCAATTCAGCCGAAGAAGTTGCAGCGAAAACACTAAGCTTGTTGGCGGTAACTGCTACCGTTCCAGTCGTGGGAAGAGTAATAGATGACCCAGCAGCATTACCTATTAAAGTTACGTCTCCGGTTTGAATAGTTAAACTTTTCTTTAGAGCTAAAGTTCTGGCTCCATTGTCTACATCAATCGTTAATATTCTGCCAGCAGCCAGCATAGTGGAGGATACGGCTGCAAGAGTAACATCGTAGGCCGCCGAAGTATCTCTCAGACCAAAATTGGTAATCGCTGTCAGAGCAAGCTTACTAGACGCGATAGCCGCTGCTGACGCTACATCTGCATCAACAATGCTATTATCTAAAATTTGCCCTGATCGTACATTAGTTTGTGCCATGTTTTTGTCCCTCAGGGCGGGGAGCTTAAAATTGCTCCCCGCCCATCAGATATTTAATTACTTGCGATAGTCCGCCAAGAGCATATCTGTTGAAATTGGCGCACTTGTGAATGTAATCGTCAGAGTAGCAAGAGTGTAGTCATTCCCACCACCCTCAGTCAGACGAAGACCATTTTTGTACACATGTAGACTACCAGCAGGACTCGGAGCAAACGCGAGGGTGTAAGTAACATCCACACCATCCAAGTCTCCACTCGGAACTTCATTATCAACGAAGTTACTGGTTGTGTAAAATCCCTGATCGACAATCAACCAGGCACGTTCGTCGGTAACTGATACAATATCACCGCTAGCGGTAACGACTGTTGCTAGTGGGACGCTCCCAGCAGTAAACCCTACGAGATTGGATGAAATGACTCCAGCGTTGTTCACTTCAACGTAGCTAGTGTCATCATCTGCTAACGTCAACGTATCCGCAGAAACGTGCGTAACAGTAGCATCATTACGAATCGTTCCAGCAGCAATATCCACGTCTAGCACTCCAGCATCCGTAACGCGCAGATCAGATAGCTTTGCAACAGTAACATTGCCATTAAGAATCTTAACGGTTGTTACTGAATCGCTGGCTAACTTCCCTGCGGTAACATTCGAATCTAGAATCTTAACTGTAGTAACCGAGTCGCTTGCCAAGTCTGCGGCCACGATAGTACCGTCAAGAATCTGAGCACTACGAATTTGTGTAGTTGCCATTTATTGTCTCCTCTTACTTTCTATTTTTCTTTTCTTCAATTTCAGAGATATTTTTCATTCCCGCCCCATGACACGTTGGGCATTGTGTATAGCCGTTGCGGAGATTGCTTTTGCAAGCACATTTTTCAAGTAGTCCGTCTTTCTCTAGTTCCGCAAACAGCTTTTGAAGCTTTGTATAAAACGAATCCATTACTACCTTCTTAAAATATTTGTATGCCTTTTGGTCTCTATCTAGTTTGTATTCTCCTAGGTCAAGAATAGTCTTCATTACATCAAGATAAGCTAGAAAGATTTGTTCTGCCAGATTCTTTTTCATTAGCATCCTTCCTCCGATGAGTATGGAGGTTCTGCTTCTTTTAACAAATCTTTAAATAAAGACTCCAAATCTGTTTTGCTTAGTTCCTCTAGATTTTTATTTCCGTGCAGAAAATAGTGTCCTACAATCTCTGTAAAAGCGGTCATTAATTTAACAAGAGGTTCATGTTTCTTCCATTTGACAACAATCGCTCGCTCATCGACGTTAGTATCTAGATCGTCAATATATCTGATTACCAAATGATCTCCTACGATCTCTGCACGAGTAATTGATACCATGTCAAGATCCCGCGCTTAATTTCGACACAAAATGTGCTACAACCTTGTGGCAGTGATGAACAAATTCATCTGCACTGAGTAGTCTCTTAGCGTAGTTGCAGTTGCGGCAACAGGAAACTACATTGTTCAATGTATACCCAATTGAGGAATCGATTCGGTCTAGCCCAACAACATTTAATTGCTCCCCACAGTAGTAACAGACTTGGTCTGCAAATGTGAGATATTGCTTAAGTGTAAGAGCAAATGCGATTCCGCGCACTTTCGCTTGCGCTTTACATTGTCCATATCTACACCTGGGAGTGAGTCGCTGTTTTGCTCTCTGCGCCTTCCCTTTAAAACTACTCCTGTACTTCTTCTCCGCCCTACGATGCACGTCTGGATGAGCTTTCTGATATCGAGTAATCCAAGGCGGAGTTGGCATCATTATACTCCTAGCTTTTTGTGTCTTTTAAGAATTTCGTGAGCCTGCAAATCTAAATATTTAATTAGACCCGCATACGGCATCTCTCCGTAATTCTTACTCACCCCATCCATGTTAATAGAAGTTGCACCAGATGATTGAAAGATACCCTTGTCTTTAAGCACGTAGATGGCAGCTAGCGACGCGGTGGCATCTGTTATCTCAAGCGGCAGACTGCCACGATCAAGTCCTGTCAGATCGTCGGCTTTAGTGGGATCTGAGTACCCATACACATATCGTACACGAACATTTTGCGTTCCGCCAAGAAAACTGTAGTTCCAAAACGGGACTGCTTGTCCCTCTAGGAACAAAATGCGCGGAGGGATCGTTAGAGTTCCTAGTGAAGTGTTTACGAAGAGATCAGACTTCCCGTACTGCGTCGTGCTATTACTAAAATTCGCTGTCTGATTCGCCTCCAGAGCATCTTGATTTTTAAATCCCAAGGCTACATCGTAAACATAGTCAATAGAAACTGGAATGTCAGCGCTTGTTAATGCAGCATTTTTCGGGTCAACTCCCCCGCCACGAGCCACTTTAATGCCAAGTCCATTGGTAGTAGAAACGTAGAACCAACGCTTGAATTGGTACCACTGAGCAGAAGGGATTAAATAAAGCGTAACGTTCAAGACCTCTCGAATTGGATAATGACGAAGATGAAGCATCTGAGTTCCAGTTCCGTTATAGAACTCCTCGGTCTCAGTAGCGTCAAAGTTCGCCCCGCACCCTGAGTCCACGTCCCGTTGAGACCAGGGAATATAATGAGAGGTTATCTTAGAAATAAGTGAATCTGGGATATCACTCACATCCAGACCGAGAAGCTTGGCTCGCACATCAGCCTCGGTACAATAGGGAAAGCTTAGCGCCATCTTATCTCTCCTTAATGCATGAACACGTAGGACAGTGCTTCATATCTATAGATCTAACTCCCGCGGGCTGCACTTTGTGCCAAAGTTCTAGATTCTCGATTCGATTGTCAGAACGAATTCCGTTCTGATGATGCACATTCTCGTGGGGCAAAAGAGGGCGTCCTAACTGTTGCTCCATCATCAACCTATGCAGGGGAACGTATTTGCCGTTTATTCTGGTCTTAATATATCCGTAACCCGTGTCCACCAGGCCGTTCCCAAGTGTCCGTTCTCTCCAATCTTGAGGAAGACTCTCAAGAGGTTTTAAGCTCTGCCCTTTACGTTGCTGTGTCCAATGCCCGTTGCATAATGTATGCGCGATGGCGGGCTTAGAGCACCCTACAAAGCTGCACGATCTTCCAGAGTTTATTCTCCAACTGTTAATAGGTTTTAACTCATGCCCCGCTCGCAATTGATAAGCATGCGCGGGACATAGCAGGTAGTGAGTTGCGGGTCTATTGCACTCCGGACCTGTGCACGTCTTTCCTTTGTTGACGCATTTCTTTTTCACGTCGTTTTCAGTTGCGTATAAGTAACTCAGAGCCATTACGACTTTCCTCCGCAAGGATTAAACATTAAGTTACACTGATGTATAGGTGATATTGACTGTGATTTTCAGGGTGAAAGCTGAAGTCTTTGTAATTGCCTGTCCATCAATTCCATGCCAGAGCGGTAGATCTGTGCGCCCTGCATGATATTACCACACCCACACGGATTGAACATTATTTCTTCACCAAAAGCCAAATGATTACATTGCGTCCGTTTGTGTCTACCGCCGTCAAAATGAATCTATATTTTAATCCTACAGGGACTTCCATTTCGCCATCGGGATTTGTAATGGTAATTTCTCGTTCCCCTGGTGGTAAATAAGCTGTCTCTGCAAATTGTCCAACAATCCCCACAGTAGGATGTACAATAAATAGTTCTCCGTAATCTCCGTAACTACAATCTTTTGTAATAAGAACTACTCCAATAGGTTTAGTTCCCCAGGCAAATGTTTTATCAATGGTTATAGTGCTTTCCCCTGGGAGAATTTGCGCGAGAAGCCCACTTACATAAAGTTGGTCTGAAAATCCAATGATAGCCATTAGACTACCTCCGTCCAGTAAACTGTGATTACCGTATTACGATTATTGCTCAAAGGGTCGCCAGTTAGAAGCATTACATTACCTGGGTTGATAACAAATAAAGCATCACCAATAACTTCGGTGCTATTCATGTTTTGTCCCGATTCATACCTAAAGAGGCTTGCCCCATTTGCTGTAATCGTCGGAGTCGTAAAGGTCTGAGAGATTGTCGCGGGATTTGAGGCTCCCCCAACATTTAGATTGACAGGGCTGATTGCTGTTCCATTTGCGGAGACCGTTGGGTTTGCAAAGACTCTCCAAATACCTGAAACATTTGCTATCGTCAATCCGACATTGAGGCGAGTTATGCGAATTCGCTTTCCGCTTCCTATAGGATTCTTTAGTAGTAAAACGGGATTAAAGGTTCCCGCCGTAGGGAGCGAAAAATCAAAAGCCAAACCAAAAGATTGTCCTAAATCAACGGCGGTAGCTGTGGATGACTGACTACTAACTACGTTTACATCTAATGCTTGCTTTGTGCTAACAAGACTTGAGGTAATTGCATTTCCAGCACTATCAAAGAGTCCTCGAACTTGAGTTGTTAATTGTGTCTTAATTTGAGCCAGTGTTGCCTGAGTCGCAAAGTCCTTCCCCGCGAGTACCGCGAGAGTGGTCTGGGTGGCAAAGTCTTTTCCTGCAAGTGTCGCTAGGTTCCCGCCTTCTCTTGCTGGGTCGGCGGGGATTTTGTCTACGTCAGTCTTAATAAGAGCGAGTGTGGTTTCTGTTGCGAAATCTTTAGCCTCCAATGCCGCAAGTGTGGCTTCACTGGCTCTGGTGGAGAGCAACACATCTAGTTGGTCGCGCACCGATTGAACTTTCGCCTCTAGGTCATCAGTGTTGACTTCCAGGCTGTCGGTGTTATCAATAATCGACTGTAACTTGGCTTCTACGGTATCTAGTTCATCCTTGATTAAGGCAAGCGTGGTTTCTGTCGCAAAGTCCTCTGCCTCAAAGTCAGCCTTAATTGCAGCCAGGGTCGTTTCAGTGGAATAATCTTTGGCAATTAGTGTGTCTAGTTTCGCCTCAACCTCATCGACATTCAGGTTGATACTGTCCGCGTTCATGTTAATAGTATCCGCGTCCAGTCTAATTTCGGCGGTATTGGTAACAATGTCGTCGAGTTTAAGAAGGGCTGAATCTAAGTCTGCTTTTACATCGAGTAGCGTCGCTTCAGTAGCAAAATCCTCAGCCGTGAACGTCGCTTCAGTAAGCAACGTCCCCAAAGTGGTTTCTGTGGCAAAGTCTTTACCTTCTAACGAAGACAACGTAGCTTCGGTGGCCAGCACGGACAGGTCTGTATCCAAATGTTGAAAGAGGGGTGTTAAATCTGCGCCTGTCTGTGCTGTCCCGCCCCATTTCTCTACATTCACGTCGGGGCTAACATTGATAACTGCATCTTCAACTACTAGCTCTGTATCAACCTTCAGGGCTAGTGTTCCGTCTCCTTGATCGGTTGATGCAATTGGTGCCCAGCCAATAATCTGTCCCGTACCATCAACTATAGGAAGACATAGACCTGCAAGTGATCGACCATTTCGATCAACGGGCAGAGCGGGAGGCTTGCTACCTGTTACGTCGTTAACCATCTAGCATGTCTCCATATTCGCTTTAGTTCCCATTTGATTTTACTCTTAAGCGGGAGCAAGGACCAATGATGTGGGACAGAGCGCACTCGTCTAAAAACGAGATACGCGTGATTCCCGCGTTTGTTTCCGATTCGCACTCGCTTTTTCGTAAGGGATAAGATCATATTTAGGCTTTAACGTATGTAACGCGAATCTTATCGCCAATTTCTGGGGGATCATTGAACGTAATCGTATCCGTAACGATAGTATAGTCTTCAGTTGCTCCAACATCTTGGAGTAACCCGTTCACATAGACTTGCTCTGTTCCCACTTCTGGAGTATTCGCGAGCATAAACGTGTCGTTCATTCCATCTACATCTCCAGTCGGGGTCTCTCGAACAATATACTCAGAGACCAGAACAGTATTTCCTGGATCAGTTATTTCATCAAAGTATGCTAGCACATGATCAGTATTTGTGGTGTCCTTGAAATGAAGACGATCATCAGTTCCGGCCAATACCGCCCAAAGACCTGTGCTGTCTATATCATCAGGGTCAGTTGAATTGCCGAATTGCAAGATAGCTTTTGTTGTAGCACTCTCAAGAATACTTATCGAACCTGCAACAGCAATTCCCTGTAAGGCCAGGAGTAGCGTTTGTCGTGTGGTACTAAAATCACCATCAAGAGCCGTATTAGCCTCAAGAAAAAGAGCATCATCAGAACCACGTATACGCCATAGACCATCAGGCAACGCATAGTCTGTATTTCTAAAAATTACCGCAGGATGCTCTTTCTCAATACGAAGATTTGCCGTTGTTTTTCTCGGCAAAATATCTCCGTCAGTGTTAATTTTCCACTTAGAAGGCGGACTTCCTAAAATTGCCATCGTTATCTCACCTCTACTACACGCACATCAATAGTTACTCCCGTCGGGGCGACTGCGTAAACAAATCCGTAGTATTTGTCAGAGCCAAATAACTGATTCCCAACAATTGGGATTCCCGTTGCAACTGTAACTGAGGGATCGAATCCAACATAGAGCGTATTAGTCGAATCTTCATGGACGATTATATACTCTTTTCTCGACGCATCCGCCGAAAGAAGTAGAGTCGCGGGAGCAACAGAATCATCGACAGAAATTGCTGCTGGATAAGCCGCTCCAACGCGAGCTTCTTGAACTCTGACGTTAAAGTCAGCGTCAATTACATCGTTAATCTGATTTTTTAAAGCAGCGAGTGTCGTTTGTGTAGCAAAATCTACCGCCGCTAATGTATCAAGGTCGGATTTTATTGCATCTAGATTTCCGCCCGATTCTAGAGCGAGTGTTCCTAGCGTCGTTTCTGTGGCGTAATCCTTAGCAATCAATGTATCAAGTTTTGGCTCGATCTCATCAACTGCAGAAAGGATACTTGCTAGGGTTGTTTCGGTCGCAAAATCTGTTGCATTAAGAGTGTCAAGTTTGGATTTAATATCCTCCAACTTTGCCTCAACATCATCAACACTTGTTAGGACACTCGCCAAAGTAGTCTCTGTGGCGTAGTCCTTTGCGATGAGGGAATCAAGTTTAGTCTTGATATCCTCTAACTTGGATTCCAACTCATCCGTGTTGACTTCCAAGGTATCCGTGTTGTCAATGATGGACTGTAGTTTTGCTTCTACTGTGTCCAACTCATCTTTAATGTCAGATAACGTAGATTCTGAAGCTCTTGTAGATAATGCTACATCGAGTGCCGCAAGAATAGAATCTAAGTCTGTTTTAACGTCGGATAGCGTGGCTTCCGTCGCAACAGTGCTTAAATCAACATCTAAGTGTTGAAAGAGAGGTGTAAGGTCAGCACCTGTTTGCGCGGTTCCGCCCCACTTTTCCACATTAACATCTGTGAGGGGAGCCGCAGCCATGCTAACGTGAACTGTACCGTCTGGATCAGTTAACAAAAATGTGTCAGATTGAATGCCGTCGGTTGAACCAACTTTTAGATTTCCAATATTCACTGTGTCAGCATTAAGAGTCAACTCAGTGTCAACTTTTAACTTAGCGGTTCCATTTCCAGCGTCCACCGCGGCTGCAGGAAGATATCCTAGAATCGTTCCACCATCTACGATGGGCAGCACTAATACAGAAGAAGCCCGTCCATTTTTATCATATGGAAAGGCCGCTATTTTCTTACCCTTATATTGTCCTGGATCCGTGATTGGCATTTCTTCTCCTTTTTGCGCAATCGTCCGCTTTGTAGAAGTGTATTTGTAGCTTGCGTTGTACAGTCAAGACTACGCACGATCTACGCGGAAGTATTGGTATTCAATTTTACGAGCTTTACTTTAGGAACTATGTGAAAAACTCTCTTTATTTGATCAGAAAGACGACAAAATATACATGGTTTTGAAGCAAAATTGGCACTGGCATTAACACCGATTGCATCGCTACTCGTTCTAGATAATTCTAAGTTTTCGAGACGTTTTAATACGGTGTCTTTAGAATAATACTGAATGTAATCTTTAAGCTTGCTTATCTTTCCAGGGTATTCAGACTCAGAAATCGGTTCATATCCTCGACTGACTAGCTCTTTCTTGATCTCATTGTCAAATACCACAGTATATCCTCGATTAGACTTGGAAAGATGCTTTATATAAACATTCTTCCCATTAACAGAATCAGTTAGTCGTGTATATCCCTCAGGAGCGCGAAGAATCTGCATTATACCCTCGTGTTTGACATACCAAAAAATCCCGATTGATGGTCCACCCGTGCCCATCGAGTCTTACGATTGTCTAAAGCTTTCATTGTTGAGTGGGGGAGTGGAGAGCTTGTTGCTCTCCACTCCGTCCTCAATACAATTCTATAACTAAGTCTTACACTGGTTCGGTTAAACCCGCACCGGTAATCTTAGCCTGGAACGCCTCGCATGTGATTTGAAGAACAGTAAACTCAGCTACCAGCGTTCGGTAAGCGGACTGCAGAAGAGCCAAGTCAATAGCGCTCAGCGGCATAAGGTCAACCATCTGAATTGCGTTGCCATCCTCAAGCACCGTCTTGTCATCGAGCACAAGAATAGATGCCTCGTCATCCCCATCTGGAGGAAGATAACGAGAACCGATAATGTCAACCGTACCGAATGGAGAAGTCCATCGAGTAACGCTGACACCGGCTGGAACATCAGCCATCGAACCAGCACCGGCCTGAAATAGGCGGTAGAACGAGCCAAGAACAAGCTCGCTGATTCGCTGCACTTCACGATAACCTGCAACCACACACTGAGGTTTGCCACCCTTGTTAACGATTTCTCGTTCTTGGTCAGTAATATCTGACAAAGAGAGTGCAACACCCATTAGATCTTTGGTGTTGGTGACGGTCTGCTTGAGCAAACCATCGTACTGCAAACCAGCACCGACAGAAGAATCGCCATTTATAATAGCCCATTCTTCCATCAAGGCCACGTTCAACATCTTGACCTTGATCTGATGCTTTTTAACGTCGGTGTAAGTCGCGCCTGCCATTTGGTCGAAGAACGTCACCGCAACCACATCACCAAGGCTCGTGTACGGAGCGCTTAGATATTTGTAGCTCGGAGTCGTTGCTCCCGGAAGACCACCCTTCTCGAAGAACCCGTTAGCCGGATTCGTACCCAAGAAGAGACCTTCAGCAGCACTCGTCGGAACCAAACGATACCAAGAGTGGGCTTTGCCATTCCCTTGAATTCGGTTCAAACGGTTGCGCAGAGGGGTGTCCGTCGGGGCCATGATAGCCATCTCGGACTGTAGATCTTCTCTGACCAGCAGCAGACCAGACACGTCCACAGACGATATCGCCTTCTGGATGTCTTGAATGGCCTGATCAACTACTTGTGCATTCATGTTATTTTTATTTCTCCTTTTGTCTTACGTTAACTGGGCGTTATCTTAGGCCCATTTTGTGATTACTATTTTCTTGCCTCTTATTTAAATTACGCGGACTGAGCACCAACCACGACCCAAGCCGAATCGGTTTTAACCATCAACTTGTGTGTCTCAGCGTCATATGCAACTGCACCCTCTGGAGCATCAGCAGGAAGATCATCCGTGTCAGCATAATTGGACGGCATGACATACCCAGTGGTTACCTTCAGAGGCCCAACCCAATGATTGTCAGGACTGTTATTCAGTGCCATTTTATTGTATATCCTCCTTCTACTTCGTTAACTCTTTCGAATATCCCCGCCGAATTTTCGGTCAAGGGACTTGTTGATTAAGGACTCGCGTTTCTGTGCTAGCTCTGGAGGAAGATCCTTGTGTGGATTAGCCTTCACCCAAGCGTGGACTTCATCGTAATCCTTCTGAATTGTATCCTCTTCAGTTGTCTCATAAACCTTGTTAATTTTGTTGTATTTACGAGGAAGAGGTTCCTTCTCCAATTTCTCAATCTTCTCTTGAAGAGTCGCCACGGTCTTTCGAAGATCTTCTACGCCGTCGCTCTTAGCTACTTTCACAGCGCCGTCTTCTGCATCTTCATCTGCGCCATGATCTGCCGCGTCTTCTGCATCAGCCGGTTTGTCTTTCTTTTTAACTGGAACCGCTGGTGTTTCTTGAGTCTTAAGATCGGACGTAGCTGGATCTTTCGCCTTCTCTACTTCAGCCTCTTTCTTAACAGGAACAGCCGGAGTTTCTTGCGTCTTCAAGTCAGAAGTTGCTGGGTCTTTCGCCTTCTCGGTCGGTTCGCCTTCAGCTTCTTTCTTGACGGGCACGGCGGGAGTTTCCTGAGTCTTAAGATCGGAAGTGGCCGGATCCTTAGCTTTCTCAGTAACGTCTTCTTTAGCTTTCTCTTTCTCAGCTTCAATCTTCGCTTTGAGTTCTGGCGGCATTTCACCCTTGAGCAATTTGCCAATATTCTCAATTAATGAATCAATCTTGCCAGTAAGTTCTTTGACTAGAGTTGCGTCCATATCTACACTTTCACCTCCTGCTCTCTTCTCAGTTTCCAAAGAGTCGTTTGTTAGATCTGCACTCTTTTGTGTATCTTCAACTACCTCTGTTTGCTGCAGAGTTCCATCATCTGCCATCTTTACCAACGTAAATGTCGATTCTGGATTGGCAGGGTTATCTACGAGCGAAAGCTCATTAAGACGGTACTTGGTGATTCTGGTAATCTGTCTATCTTTCCCACTGTCTGCATCTTTAATAATCTGAACACTTTTGTCTAGCGTATTCCCACCGATACTAAATCCGGTTAAAATACCCTCTTTCACTTTTGTCCAAGTATCCTCGGCTCCTTTAGAAATGTAAGCCTTCACATACACTGACTTGGTTTCATCATCAGGAATAATCTCAATGGCTTTACCAACCGCGATAGGATTATGCATCTCGCGAACTGCGCCTGCCCACTCCTTAAAGGCGGCTTTGGAAGCACCGTAGTCCACGATCTCTGACTGTTTGTCCACCGCCTCGGTCGTGGCATAGCCGGCAACAGTTCGAGCTTCTTTATCGACCTTCAAAATTGGAACGTAAAAGTTCAAATTGTTCATTTATTTTAGTTTCCTTTGCCTTATGGGGACAGACTCCTGCATTGAAAGCTCGCCCAAACTGGCAGTTCATGCACAACACTTCGTACCCCGACGGGAAATTGTTTCTTATGACCCAAGTATAAAAGGCAGAGCCGCCTCTTTTTATTTCTTTCCTGTGTCGTGTTCCACCACCGCCGATGTGTTCAAGAGTTAGAAATACTACTTCAGTCTCTTCGCAACAAGAACATTTAAGTATGTCGACACTGGAACTGTAGTGTTGCAATACCCTTATTTTTCTAGATCGCAACAACTGCTTATTTTTTGCAAGTCTAACCGTTCTATGACGATAATAGCTATTTCGATCTTGCTCTTGTTTACGACCTGGATGTAATCGGTATGACTTGTCGCGAGCTTCTGTCATACAAGACTTGCAATAATACTGATATTTTCTTGTACGATTTGGTGCATTTCGTTTTGAAAACGAAGTCTTAGATTTCCACAATCTACATTTATAACATAGCAACAAATCGATCATTTTAGAAGTCAAGACTAATATAAACTATAGCGGCGTTTTCCCCTGCCTTTAGATCTCGACCAACCCCAATCCCAATGCTTGTGTTGTCAATCTTAATTGGCCCGTTTAAGTGCAAATCGTAGCTTATGCCTGCACCTATAAAGGGTACCATCGCTAACAAATCTAAGTTTAAATTGTAGGCGTGCGCGACCTCTAATGCAACACCAACTGCTTCACTTCCTGCTGATGTAATTCCCGCAGCTAGCTTGGGGTGCATCTCCAGCCCAAAGGCTCGTAGAGTAGGAATCTCTCTATTAGAAACAATCTTCCCGTCAAACTTCATCACGCCATTTTTAACATCCAGCGTGTGTTGCTGTTTGTTGGCGTCAGACAGAACTATATGAGCATCTCTCATATCAACATGAACTGGGCGATTTCTATATCCTTTATAATACCCCCACCCTAGAGCAATCAAACCTACTACTATCGCAACTCGAAGAGTATGCCCTATCGTCTTCCCCCAAGTTTGAGGGTCTAAAAGATGCTGCTTGAGAAAATCAATTGTTTTAGCCATTATCCTCTAAGACGGGTCAGACTTGCTTTCTGATGTGCCTCTAATTTGCTCAGAGTTTCTTCTAGCGAAGTCTTTTTCAAGACGAGAGAATCCTCTCCCAGAGCTTTACGAACTGTGCTCGACTCCACTTTAGAAAGGCGCTTTTCGAGATCAGCTATATTTACTAGATATTCCTTTAATACGGACTTACAAGATTCTAGTCTAGTAATATAGTTTGTTACAAACTGTCCATCGAGCGTTTTTAAAATCATTCCCACATCAATCGCTGTGGGATTTTGAGTTGAGGAAGTATTTTCCATATTACTCCTGAATGGTTGGGAACAATTCTCCCGTTGTAAGGCAGATCTTCCCTTAGTATGCAGCTTTACAACTACGCTACTTGACCTGGGTCTGGCTCTAACCCTAGCCTAACTCGGTCAGCATTCGACATAACGTTCTTAGGCTTTATCTTGTCACCAGAGAAAAAGAACTTACCACCCCCACCAGCGTCTCTCATCGTCTCTTCTTTAAAACGAAGCTTCTTGGGATCTCTAGTACAATCAAAACTCGATCCGTCGTCATGATGTACTTTGAACGTGTTCTGCCCAGTTCTCTCCATCTTAGTAGGCTGAGAGTTCGTCTGAGCATGTTTCTTGCTAATACACTTCTCTTGCCCTTTATGTAATCTAGTTCTGGGAGTGATCAGATTGCTCATTTAGTCGCTCTTTTCGTTTAGCTTCAACTCGTGCACGTGCTGCTGCTACGATTCTAGCCCGCTCTCCAATCTTGGGAGCATCTCCAGATCCTGACTCCGCCCCTCCTTTGTGCTCTTCAACGTATACTCCCTCTTTCGGAAACAGAAATCCGCCATCTACTACATCATTAGCCGAGATAATCCCTTTGTCCTCTAGTTCGTTTATCGCCTGAGCGTGAGTACTAGCACCACGAACGTAATATACCGATCCGTCTGCAGTTCTAATCGTAGACAACACCGACTCCGGGTTCTTTTCATAAACCTTAGGAGGATTCTTGGGATCGTATTTTCCGTGATTCTGTCCCTCACTCTCAGATTTAGACTCACCAAATCTTCCTTTTTCATCTCTTGGATGAAGTGATTCAGTGAACTCTTTAGTCATATCACTCCACATCGTTTTGACGACTTTCTGATTTTCTCCCTCTTTGAGTTTAAATGATCGATATACGATCGCTCTAGTTACAGCAGTTAGACCTTCAGTCAAATAGAGTTCGTTTTTATAGCTAGACCACTCAGCAGGAGTAAGCTCATGTACGTTAGATTTGTCCTTTGGCAGAGGGATTGTATACTCAGACGGATCGAATCGAATTCCTTCGCTCTCTGCTACGCTTCCAGAATCTGAGAACTGCCCATGATTATCGCGAGGATGAAGGTCTTCTGACCATTCAGCTTTAGAGACTTCTCCTGTTATCTTCTCATAAGCCGCTTTAGTCGCAGGAATATAAACCGTGATGCTATCATCCTCTTTGTGCACCGCTGTAATCCATTCCGCTTTAATGTGATCCAGCATATACGACTGGTCAGGATCTTCAGTATCTCGCTGCGCATTCTTCTTGAAATAATCCTTGGGAATTCTAGCTTCAATCACGACCGGCGTGGCATCTTTCTCGTCGCTAAACGCAACTGCCATTTCCGCATAGGTTTGAGCATGCGCAGAATATCTAGTAACAAAGACTTTCCCTTCTCGCAGCTTAGCTTCTCTTCCGGGACCAACTTGAGCCTCCTGATCAAAGACGTGATATTTCCCTACTTTTAACCCAGTTTGGAGGATAGACTTAACGTTCGATTCGACGGTTCCGTGGTAAACGAGCACCGCGGAAAACTTCCCTCTATCGTCTCGTGGGTGAGATTCTTCAGTCCAATCGGCCTTCTCGATTTTTAATCCGGGAAATGAGTAGATATGCGTCCCATTCGACAATACGTGAATCTCCAGACTTGATGAAGACGCTTCGCTCTTTTTAACGTATTCTTTCCCATGGAAAATGTTCGTCTTGTACCAGGAATAGGTCTGAGGGGTGGTCTGTCTCATTTTCCCTGGAGACTCGATGTATGCTCGAAATAGTCCAGCCAAAAGTTCTACGGGTCCACCTTGCTCACCCTTGATTAGCACTTTTTCTACGGGTTCGTCTACAGCATGTCTGAGCAAGCTAGCACCTGGCTCCTTTGTCATGTCAGTTCTCCCAGCGCCAAAGTGTCCTGCTTCATGTAAGAGTACCGTCTCAAGAGATGGGGCTTTAGACCAATCTGCATTGGCATTTATAATGAGTTTTCCAGACTTGGGATCGGAGAAAGCAAAAGTAAGCTTGGCATTCTCCTCGTCTGGTTTGATTCCGGCCTCGTACATCTCTGCAGCGATAGATCCGCCTCTAAACTTTGCGCTGGTGAATTGATTTGTTACTTCAACTGTTTTAATCTTGTCAGCAATTTGTGAAGGAAGTTTATCTTTTATAACAGTCATTGTATCGTTAACTTGGGTACGTACCAGAGAGAGAGTCTTTCTGTCTACAATTTCCTTCTCCCGTCTCCAAGCAATCCCTGCAGTACCACCACCACCTGCAGCGTAGGTAGCGGTCTCCCCGAATCTTCCACCTGCGTCCCTAGGGTGAAGCTCCTCGGTCCATTCGCCCTTGTTAATCTTCTGGGCTTCACGTCGGTCGATCTCTGCTAGAACCGATTCCCAATCACCTGTGAAAGCGACCGCTCTATCATCTATGTAGTACGATGCTAGAGGCTTTCCCTGATTGGCGTCCTCTGGCTGATTGGGATTGTGATTGATAGCAGTAAACGGGATCTCATGATCGCCTAAGTAGGTCTCAATCGCGGCTGTATCTCCGCGACAAGTGTGAACAATAATCGTATAGCCTCTGTTTTTGAGTTCTATGAGGGCTTCTTTAGCGCCAGGAAGAACCTTACCAAATCGTTTATCGTTATACTCTGGCTTTTCAAGAATTGTTCCGTCTAAATCAACAGCGATCGTTTTAGCTTCGATAGGCTCAGCCTTAGTAACTTTTGTGGAATCGCCCTCGTCGGGAGGCTGCTCAGAAGGTTCAAACAATTCTATACATCTGCAATTCGTAAGACATTCATTAGAACCGGCTTCATTTGCAAAATCGTCAGTTGTCATCCACTGATCATCGTTAGCTTCGCACCCATCGCATACGCGGTCATCGTGCACTGTATGCCAAATGCCGCCTTCTACCACATCTCCAATGGGTAACCCTGTTTCTTCATCTATAATAGGTTCTCCTGTTGGATCGCCGTTCTCATCCACCCCCTGAACATCCTTGATAGACTGACTCATTCCAGCGGCTAGCAGAATACTACCGGCAGCGGCTGCAAACATTCCTAGACGCCCTAAATCTGAGTTCTGAGCGTCTCCCAGTTTCTGCGTCAGGTCTTCGTCTGATAGCCCCTCGTCAGCAAGCATTTCTGAATATTGCTCATAGGCATCGTCTGATAACTTGTCAATGTACTCGTCATTCCAAGCGAGCTTGTCGTTCAATACTTCTTGATCAACAGGAGTAACTGCATCATCGACTTCTTGATTGGTGAGAGCTTGCCCACGATTCTTGCCCAAGATGTAGGCGCTGGCAAATGCAGTCGTAGCAGCAGCTTTTAATGCCTCATTCATCTGATCAATCTTCGGCTTAATTAGCTTATCTTTTTGTGCGCGAAGATACTTCATGTACAAAACTTGTCTACGATCGGGGTCGGACTCTCGATTCACTTCAGCTAACGTATCAGGAGCATCATCGTTCGCTTTCATAAACTTCTTTACGCTGTCAGGATGAAGAGAGTTCACGATCTCTGTGTGATGCTGTTTCCAAATACTAAGAAGATTGCCTTTATAACTCTCGATGATTCTATCGAGTTTTTTCCCAATTTTAATGGGGACTGACCGTTTCCTCATAATGGAAAGGTAGTCCCCATTAAACTCAATAGCGCTGATTAGTGGATATGACTTCGTTGTAGTTATAAAGATAGCTTTGTCGTTATAGACCTTACGCAACTTTTCTATAGGCTGAGGAACGTCGAGGTCTAGGTGCATTTTCGGGATTATATTTACCTTTATTGATAATCTTCCACAGCTTTTTCTTAGGCAGTCTATTTTTAATTCTGTGCCTAGCCGGAACAATGATACTCAGAATGTCATCATCTAAAACAAGAATATTCCCACAGTTAGAGCAGATCAATCCCTGTGCAACTATCCCTTTGTGAGGACGAACTAGTTGCTCTACTGGAGATTCAATCATACCAGAGCAATAGTTACATATAATAACTACGTTATCTGGAGAGGTCTGTACGAAGAGAGATCTTTTATTTGTCTTTTGCGATGGTCTTCGCATCTTCGAATCCGATCTTGATAGTGGCGTCTATTCCCTTCTCTTGTAGGGATTGTACGACCTCTTTTAACATTTCATGCTGTTTATCGATCGGTTTTCGACGATTAACTTTCATAGCAACCACGCCTGTAGTGGGTGCTTTCTCTTCTTCAGGTTTAGCAGCGACTTCTTCCTTCTTATCTGATTCTTTAGGAGTTGGTTTCTCTCCAGGCTTAGGAGTCTCTTTCAAATTCTGATTCGGAGCGCCCTGCTCTTTATCAGCAGCGGCTTGCTCGTCAATATCTTCACGCCCTTCTTCTTTGGCTGCAAGATCAGAAACGGCCACTACTTGCGGAGTCGCGATAGTAACGGTATCTCCGCCATCGACCGGTTTCAATCCTAGTTTCTTTCTTCGTTCGTTGATGGACAGCACACCATGTTCAATATCTCGTGCATCCACGTTTGATTCCTTCTCTTGATCAGCAACGTCTGAGTCCTGCCACACAAACTTAATATCTGAGTAAGGCTTCCCGTAATTAGAGTCAAAAATTTCCTTCTTAACAATCTCTGTGTTGTAATATTGCTGTAGTAAATGAAAGACCGTCTGAATCCCTCTAGCTCGTGAAATTCCCTGCTGTGTTTCACTTGTGGTTCGATGATAGTCCACAACGAATCCAATATCCTGACCTGATAGGCCGTAACAAGCAGTCTTAATGGCAAGAGTCCATTTGAGATACTCCATCATCTGCATATCTCTGTTGGACATATTTCTGATGGGAATAAACTTAGAGTTCTCGCTCCCACTAATAAAGAGCATCTTGTGTAGACCACCACGACCCTTAATTTCGTTCTCCCACATCGATTGAAAGTTAGTTCTTTGATCGTCGGTTACATCTTTTCCTAAATCAAAGACGCCTGGCGGAACGTTAGAGTTCTTAAAGTAATCGATGTTGTATTCATCTGCATAGATGCTCGCTGTGATCACGTACGCAGCTACCTCTAGTGGGCTAATTCCGTATCCGGATGCCTGAGGATTCGACACCATATAGATCAATTCATCTTTGGTAAATTCGGCTCGAATTATACCGCCATCTTCCCAAACGAACGCGGGGTCCGGAGGAAGAGGAATTGTGCGATCCTCATTTCTGTAGATTCGCACATCTTTTCCCGGAATGTGATAGAGTTCAGCTAGCTCTCCACGATGATTTAGATTCTTTACTAGACAACCGGCATCGTAAATTAAAATGTCGTCTAATAGCAAGTCTTGTAGAGTCCTAAATGTTGATTCGACTCCGCGCTCGGATGGAGTGCTAAAGATCTTTTTAACTGGCTCTATGTGGCTTTCTGCCTCGGCCCGTATCTGTCTGACTACAGAAGCAAAATACCATTGAATCGCCTTTTTCTTTTCCGACATGGCAGTTGGCTCTGTCATGATCTTCTTAAGCGTAGAACTAATATCATTCACTAATTTAGGATCAAGCTTGTCCGTATGAAAATCATTCAGATTTCCTATCGCATACGGGGATAGATGAGACAACGCATATTCTTCCCATCGATCTACTTCTTGCTCGACTGCTTCGGTATCAATGTCAATATCCCACTCTGCTTGATTTACGAAGGCTCGAATGGTCCTTCGAATCGCCCACGTAATTGGGTCGGAGTTGGCAAGTCTGCTTAGAGTCTCTGCATTCAGCGTAAATAACTTCTGCTGTTTTTTGTTTACAGAGGTGTTCAAAAATCTCCACAGACCTTTTCGAGGCTCAGGATCTCTTGGATCTGGCTCTGTTTTCTTAGCAAACATAAATTGCTTGATGCTGTTGACCAGCCCAGATGAATTACTTTTGCTTGGTGGCATTATTCTTTCGACTCCTATATTTCTTATCTAATGCGTCTGTGATCGCAACAACAATCTTGTGTTCAATTTTATCCGCTTGTCGAATGAATGTTTTTCTGGCTTTAGGGCTGTCAACGTGATTTCGAACAATTTCTGCTAACAATTCTGCGTATTCGTTGAATCTTGTATGTAAAAGTTCGTGAATGACTGTTCTCTCTACTTCCTGAGGCTCTTTTAATAGTCGTGTTCTATTAATGTCGATCGCGACTTCTCTAGTCTCATCGTCCGTATCCACACGAGCATAATCACCACTTATAGACGAATTGCTTACATAGTTAAGAATGAACTTGTAGTCTGAAATTCCCAATTCGTTAGCCCAATGACCGATACTCTTCGCGAGCTTGATACCCCACGCATCTTTCATTGTTGAGCTTTCCTTTTTAAATCGGCCATTAAATCTATCTTATCTTGTACGCTAAGAGGCTTCCCAAGTTCTTGTAGGCCTCTGCAATCGTAGCATCTCTTCACTGTGCAATCGGAGCAATACTGACTCCAGTATCCAATTCTAGTCAGAAATAGAAGAATCTTATCCTTGTCAATTCGAGTCTCTGATGCTATCTCGTTAACGGTATGCCCAGCCTTGAAGAGACGCACTATTACCCCTTGACTTTCCGAGGGTATGGAGTACATGTTTAGCTACTCCTATATTTAAAGTGTCTACAAATTTACGCGCTGTCTAAACTTCCAGCGCGGGAATCTATATATGCCGTATCAGTTCGAACTTGATTTCCAGGTTCGGAGTGCATAATGTCTTTCCCCTGTCCAGATTGACGTTGCCCATAAGCCTCGTCTTTTTTGCGTGGCTTTTTCTCGTCGTCTTTCTTGGGAAAAATAGCTGATCTAGTATCTGGAGGCTCTGTCGCCGAATCAGTTTGAGGAGATAGAACGTTGTTATCTCCTATTGTCTTCTTCAACGAAACGAGAACGTCCTTCAACAAGATCAACGTTTCTTGATTCATATTAGTGTACACCAGGGAGCAATTTCTTCACTGCCCAGATAGCTGTAGCGATGGTAACAATTCCTTTTAAGCAGACTGAAACAAATCTAGAGATCGCATCCAAATCACCCATCTTTCGATGAATGGAGTCCAATACCACATTTTGTTCTGCTAATATCGTGGGAATGTGATTGTCTACTTGATCGCTGATATGTCCAACTGTCAATTCTAGGGCCGTAAGGCGATGCTCGATTGAACTATCAGACATTGCTCGTGATTTCTTTACTTTGTTAGTCATAGCCTTGTGTAAGCCTTTCAACGTTATCTTATAGTCTTAATCGATAGATGAACCAGTAGCAGTACCCAATTTAACAGCATTCCTGCTAGCAACAACCAACCTGTTCCTGGGTCTTTCTCAACAAGATGCTCGAAGATCTGCGTAACAGTGTATCCTGTGTACATGAACGAGGTAGCTTCGACCAAACAAACCTGCAGAAAGATCGACAGCCACAGCAGCGACATTCCGTACATCTGTTTGTACCAGAATATGCCTGATAGTGCTAGCCAGTTAATTGCAAACGCCACTAGATATTTGTCAGCGAGATTCATATTATTGCTTGACGTAGCTTACTAGAAGCACGTCTCCTGTTAGTGGGGCTGTGTTGAAGGTGATTGTGTCTGCTACTATTGTGTAGTCGTTGGTCATCCCAGGAGCCTGTAGAAGCCCGTTAAGATAGACCGACACCGTTCCTGCTCCAGGAGTATTGGCTAGAACAAATGTATCGTTCACACCGTTGATATCCCCAGAGGGAATTTCATTAGCAACGTAGTCTGATGTGATAACAACTTCATCTAGATAGGCCAGTCCATGATCCACGCTAGACCCATCTTTCCAATGGATACGCTCATCATCAGCCGACGACACAAAAAGAGAATCATCTGCAATATCCACCGCGGCTTCAAATGCTATGAAGTTAATCATCGTCGGTCCGGTGCCATTAGTCAAACGAACGGCTCCTGGAACAACGATACCGAGACTATCAATAGCAAGTCTAGCTTCTGCCATACTGAAGTTCCCTTCAGCGGCTAGGTTCTGAATGATACTAACGGTCTCTGGACCAGAAACGGAGACCTTCCACAGTCCTGATGTTACTGGTTCTCCGTCTTTGTAGAGTATTACACTTGGATCTGTAGCGTGTTGAATCTGCACCGGATGAAATATCTGCACCTGATCAGTCACCGCATCTATAATCAGATGATTTATTGTACCAGTGAATAGTCCATCATCGTTGTTGTCAGAATCGATCTTCAGAACTTCTTCACTGAACTCATCAGCACGAGTCAAGAAAATGCGCCAATACTTGTTCCCTCCTTGACCCAGATGATAGACCAATCCTGCACCGTCGAATGAAGAATCATTAAGAAGAGTAGCCAATCTCCATCTTAGCTCTGTAGTGTTAGGCTGCTGTCCATCGCTCACTATCCCTATGTCGTCAAAAGTATGTATATCACCCGTCACGGTTCCAATCAGACCATGTACGGTTGGGCTGCTTCCTGTCCCGCTTACACGATAGATCTTGTGTTGCTTCATTCCTATCGCATTAGACCAATTGATACGGTTGAAGTTAGTATCGTCTAGAACGTCGTTGCCCTCGGTAGTTGATGCTGAACCAGAAGCAACAGTCTCTCCAGATATCGCAACTCCGACTATTTCATATGTCCAAGTTGCAACTCCAGTTGTTCCCTGAGCGAGCACACCTAGAATGCTTGGAACCTCAGCACTTCGTAGCAACGCACCACCAGTCTGCTCTAATTTGAATCCTTGAATATCAGCAGTAGACGATACATCGGCATCTTCTAGCGTGTGATCTAATACTTGTCTTCCAGAAACTTGTGTCCTAGGCATTGATTATGTCCGTCCTCTCATGAAATCTTTTACTTTTCTTGATTTACAATCTGGTCAGCCGTCTCAGGAGTCTTGACTGCCTTCTCAGCGATCGCGAGTCTTGCTTCGTGCTCTTTTTCAGCCTTAACCACATCTGCAAGCATTTCTTCCGTCAGAATCTTTGCCCCTTCGATCCTCAGGACTTGCTCTCTGGTAACGCTAAGCTGATTAGTCAAACGCGTAACTATCAACTGTCCCTCGGCTAGTTCTCTTCGCAGCATTTGAAGGCGTGCGTCATACACTCTTTTTACGGCCTCTGATTCGATTTTCATTTTAATCTCCTAGGGTTAAACTATCTCATCTTGAACAACTCTATCCAGACACGTCCCGCATAGGGCGCAAAAGGTCTCAAGGTATTTTCTTACTTTGTTTTCTTCACTTTGCGGGAGAGTTGATGTTAGTTGACGAAAGACTATGACCTTCTTCGCACATGAGGGGCATAGGTATAGCTCTTCTTTGCTTATACTATCTGGGGTTTGAGTAGATGGAAGTTGCGGAAGCTGTTCCATTACTTAGCCTCAGGAAGCTTTATGTACGGCTTCGGGCCATGTCGAACACCTAGATCTTCTCTAGTCAAATTGAGACCGTCTACTGACCCCTCAGAAATCTGCTTCATGAGAGTGTCAGTGCAGTCAATCAGTTTGCTCAGTGATTGTAGTAACAAATCTGTGTTAGTCATTGCCTTTAGCAATTTCTCTGTTTTCCCATCATCCCAAACAATATCTGTCGCATCGCCATGTCCATGAATTTCTTTCACATCGGCTATACTGTCAAACACTGTCGTGGTAGCTGTCGTGGTAGCTGTCTCAGTCAGCCAACGCATAGCAACTTTCCCATCGCCGAAGACCACACCCTCAGCAACTTTGCCAGTCCCGCTATGCCCGGAAACGTCTACATGACGATCAAGATGAAATTGTTTCATTATTTTCTCGGATAATCTTCTTAACCTTCCTCTTAACCAACGCTTATCGGCTAAGAAGTGCTGCTAAGATACTTGCAGCCTGAATCGCTCCCATAGCCGCTTCAACAACTGACCAATTCATCCAGTTGTATCTCAGCGATAATCGATAGAGCGGGATGAACGTCAAAGCCGCGACTATCGGCCATGCAAGACGTGCACTGAGGAGACACGCCGGTACACCCAATGATAATCCAACGACTACTCTCTGCCACCAACGCGTTGACTCTCCGTAGCCCAAGGAATTAACTATACCTAATCCTATAGCTACTCCTATGCTCTGAACCCAGGGGACATTATTAAGGACGCAGACGGCACCCGCTACGATAGGCCATACTATTCTTCGGAATGCTTTCCCGATAGCTGGAAGTCCTTCGTCTGGAATTCCGTCGTCTCCGTACCCATATCCTCCTAAGTACCAGAGGACTGCTCCGATCGGAACGAGCAGCAAATTTAACAGCATCATCCTATCTTCTCCACAACGTAGAGATCCTTGCCGTCTTTGTTAGTATCAAGAACTCTCCAATAACCGACGATAGTAGTGAACTCATCACCTACTTTGAGCTTACGTCCTAGTTTTGCTTCAAGTGCTTTCCACGAAACGGTCTGCACCTCGCTTGTCATTACTCTTGCTCGTTAGCTTCCGAAAGTTCTAACGACAGAGCGGACAAGATCGTTTCTGCGATCTGACGCATACTATCAACGATCTGACCATAGGAATCTGCAATTTCAGGGTCAACTGAATGACGTGCTTGCATAGCCTTCATATCGCCTGCAAGTCCGACGACTCGCTCTAGTGAGGAGAGCAAATCCTGAAACGGGGTGGGCATCATCGGCATAGATTGTGCTGGAGTCGGAAGAATGTCTCCGTCTTTCTTGACTTTCTCATCTCCACCCTGCTCATGAACGATGTAGTTGGCCAGAGCGTGTGGATCCTCTACTCCTGGCTTGTCTTTGACCGCTTCATAGACCTCTGTATGAGAGGGACTACCCTTCTTTACGGGAATATCTGTCGTCTGATTAACTGCCAGTGGTCGAGCTTCTTCTATATGACACTTGACTAGCAAATACGCAATCTCATGCGTCTGAAGACCATTAGCCCACTTGACTACTGCACGATCGTTAACTACGTTCAGAACGACACCCTTAACGATTTGCTGTCCAGTACGAGCGAAATTCTTAACAACTTGATCACCAATCTTGACTGGATCAACAGCGACAAATTTAGCTGCTGGCTCAGTCGTTACTGGTAGCGCTTGAGGAGCGTTAGTCGGATTGCTTACGTCGATCTGTATCTTGTCTGACAAAGCTTGCTCTTCCGTAGTAACTGTTTTACCCTTCTCATCTACGTCTGGGAGCTTCTCTCCACCTCTCAATGATTCATCGGGTTGAGCATCATTGTCATGCGTCGGAGTCGCTTTGGTGTCTGATATGGGACGCACAGCCTCTACTCTAGTCGGAGTCTGCATCTGTTTCTTAAGATCAGACTCTTTTTCTTTTCGAAGCTCGGTCCCTGTAACGATACGAACTGTCTTCTGTACTGTCTTTTTGCTGTCCATCATCGCGTCAAATAGCTTACGCGAATAATTTTCTTCTTCCGTAGACAACAAGATAGACTGCGCTCTCTTAGAGAGAATCGTCTTGATCTTGTCATTGTCGAATTTAAACTCTGCCATTTTAATTACTTCCCTCCTTCGGGGCCACGATTAAGTGCACTTAGTAAGTCTCTTAGTTTTTCGAGCAAATCCGCTTTTGTTAGCTTCTTATGTTCATCGTTAGAGCGCAGTTCTTCGGCTAATCGTGAAGCTTCACCCATGCGCTCATCTTGATCATCATATTGATGTTTAGGATCATTCTCTTTATACTGATTGGGAGCGTCTTTTGAGCGCTCTGCTTCTACTCGTTCTCTAGCCGCGCCACTAGCACGACCAACTACTCTGGAGTAGCTCTCACGGGCATCCTGTTTGTCTTTCGTAGACATTCCATCCCACTTCTCTTTATCAACAGTAGGAGGACGATGGAGGCTTTCTGCTCCGCCGCCCGCAGAAAACTTTCCGTCTTCCCCACGTGGGTGTTGAGACTCGTCGTATTCCTTAGAAAGATCACCAGTCTCACTAGCTTTCTTCTTATGTTCTGCTAACCAATCCTCTGCATCCTGACCCAGATGAGAAGCCATTTCCTCTCGAAGAGTGGGATCCGTTGAAGACATAGAATCAATACGCGCCTGTACTTTATCTGAAAATTCGCTCAAGTCTGCATCTCCATTGTCAACAGCCCGCGCCTCACTAGCCGTTAACTGCCCGCGCACGTAATCCGCGTCGTCCATAGCCAGACCAGTCATAGTCTCTTTTGCTGCTACTATGAGTGTCCTATCATTAAGAACTTGATACCCTCTATCAACAGCGGCTTGTAGAATTTGAGCAGGTTCTTTGTTGCCTTTAAAATAGGGATGAGAGAGCCACTTATCAGCAGCGGCCTTTGATTCTCTCGTCTTCACATTTGCTAAATATTCTTTACCCGACATATGCTCGCTTCTAGCTCTTCGCGCTTCAACAGCCGCTCTGGCCCCTACTGCTGCACGTTCTTGACTGGGACGCTCTTCGCCTCCACCTGCACCGAATTTACCATCAGAGGATCTAGGATGTTTGGCTTCATCAAAATCTTTTTGAGTGTCGCCCGAATCGATCGCTTTTTCACCCTTGGGGCGATCTTCTAGATCACGCTCTCTAGCGGCATCGTGCTCGGTATCTATACGAGTTTGCTCCTTAGCACCACCCTCAACCTTCGGCTCTCTTAGACTTGCGGTTTCCATATACTCTAATTGCTCACCAATTTGTTGAATAGCATATTTGGCTGCTGCCACTTTATCACGGCTGACTGCTGTAGGATTTTTCTCTGCTCGTCTTAGATCTCTGTGCGCTTGCACTAGAGCTACTCTAAGCCTCTCATAGCGCTTAGCAGCTTCTCCCATTGGAGCACCGCCACCTTCTCCAAATTTACCATCGCTGGCTCGTGGGTGTTTTCCCTCTTCCCAATCACCTTTAGCAAATTTCTCAGCGTCGTACTCGTCTAGGAATTGCTTGGCTCCTGCTACATCGTCGTCTGCACCATCCCAGCCAAGTTCTTGCGCTCCATCAATGTAGTCCTGATCAGTTTGCTTATTAATCAGCGTAAGATCTCGCTTAGCTAGATCATTTCGCTGGAGAAACCCCAGAGCGTCTATGAGCTTGTGTATGTTCATTTTATTCCTTTAGACGAATCCCACCTGTCTTAGTCATTGAATCTCTGACGGCATCAAGTCCTTGAAAGGCCTTCTGAATGTCCTCTTTCGTCAAAGCTTTGTTACCTTCTGCAGCTTTTTCCAGAGTCATTGTTAGGCGTGCTTTAATTACGTCAGCAGTTTCCTTATTAACAAGAACTTTAGATCCGAACTTTTTCATGAGCAGCGCATCGATCTGTTTATTCTGCTCAGGGGTTAAACGAATCATATTCATGAATGTCTCCTTTAAACTATTCCGTATCTATTGAGAAGATCTCTACAAGCAGCAAAATCCCAGAAAATCACTTCACCAAAAGGATTTATCGTCCAATGCATGAGAACGTTTTTCTTAGCTTTCTGTCCACAAGCCCAACATCTCCACCCATTTCGTCTGAATCTTAAGCTATAAACTAAGTCAACGATCTCTAGTTCGTCGGGATAGAGTACGACTTTCACTAGAGACTTTTTTGCTCTAGCTCTCATCAAATTAATTAACGCCAGTGCCGCTCGGCCCATTGTTCCCAGTTCCAGAAGAATCTCCAGAAATTCGTTGTCGTTGAATTGCTCTACCCGTTATGATAGGAAGCTGGTTCTCTGGCATATTGTTATGAGAATTGATCGTATTGCCTTGTTCTGGTTTCTGCTTTAGTCTGCTGGGATCTATTACTGGAGGACTACTAATAGCCTCTCCGTAAGCGCGGTCTGCTTCTGTTTTAGTGAGGGATGCAGCTTGATCTCTCAAGGAGTCAACAAATTTTCTATGCTTGAAGTATTCGATCTGTCCTAAGCGCTTTTTAGCTCCTGCTTCAGAGTCATAAGTTCCCATAGGCTTGCCTGCTTCTGAATGGACTGTCCACTTACTACCTAAATGGGTGATGTACTTCTGAAGATTAAACACAAGCGCCTGCAGTTTATTCAGTGTAGATTCAGCCATCTTATTCTGTGTCCTTATTCTTCGTCGCTTTGGCGCGTCTCGCTTTTGGGCTATCAGTTGTTTCTGTCTTTTTCGATTTAACTGCTCGCCACTCAGCAGAACTCTTAACATTCAATGATGTTGATTTATCAGACTTCCAGTTCCCATATTTCTTAACTAACTTCGTTTCAAACTCAACCATACACTTGCTAGAACAATAATGACTGGGACCGTCAATAGAGTCGGCGGAATGGCCGTAGGGATAGTAGACCATGATAGGTGCGCCAGGCATAACTTTCACACAGTTTTCACAAACATATTCTACCAGTTCTATCATGCCCGGCATTTGAGTTCGCTTAATCATTTGATTGTCTCCTTCTGATGAGGGCAGGTCCCGCCGTTCATACGTTTTCCCCAATTGCAGTTCATACAAAGGATTTGATATTTATCAGGACGATAGCCCTCTTTTATAATTGCTCTACGCAGTGTTGATCTATGACCTAGTGCTTTTCGTTGTAGATTCCCGTCGTTATTTACGTGATCAAGAGTTAGAAACATTACATTAGTCTCATCGCAGCAGTTGCACGATCTTCCATACATGACAAACAGTTGTTCTCGCCATTTCTGTTGAAGCAGACACTGACCGATATTATATTTATCTCGATTCTTATGTCTCCAACGCATTGCAATCTCAGTTCGAGTCAAAGGACGATCGGGTAAGATGCGTTTTGCCATTTAGGTTATGTCTCCTTGCTCGAATAAATTTCCTAAAGTATCCTCTCTTAAAACGTGTTTATCTTCCCCTGCTAGCAGTCGATAAGCGATTAACTCACTAATTCCCTCATGTATTTTTCTCAATGAAGCTTTGATAGCAGGATCGAAGATCATTGTATCTCGAAATCTAATAACTTGCTCGTAGTCTTTCAATGTGTTTAAGTCTGCTGAGGCTAGATCGCTGCCCGATAGATCTGCGAAGAATTTCTCGTCTAGGTCTCTTAGCGTGTCGAGGTCTGAGAAGATGTAGCGGACGACGATTGGTTGGTTGTAACGATAATGAAACTCTCGTACTCCAAATAGGTTGCTTAGATTCATATGAACCTCTTAGAGTGTCGTTGCTTTATAGTATGTAACTGCCTTTTCATTTGCACATTGATCACAAAGGGTTTTAATCCAACCTGTATTTCGTTGCTTAACATTCTGAACGGTTCCGCATTTTTCACACACTCGTTCAGACATGTATTCAACCATTTGAATCATCGCTTGCTGCTTCTCGGTGGAGGAATGCGTGTAGAAGCAGAGGCCTCCCCACTTTTCCTTGACCTGCGAAGCCACGACTTGCGGCTGCCAGTTATGTTTGATATCCCACTGTAGAGCCGAGCACAATTCGTCTATGAGCCAATACCAACCATCGTTGCAGTCGAACCCCCAACACATCGCTGTCTCACTTACGCTTCCAAATCTCTGAGCGAAGATCTCTGGGTATTTCTTTACAAGCTTGGCATCTAGTTCAGGAGTCATTTTGTTTTTACGTCAAAGAAGACGCTCATTGTTAACAGCACGACAGATACAAGCAGAAACCACATCAAATCGATCATTACGGAGCGCCATACTTTTTGAAGTACCAATAAACCAGCGCTTTGATTCCTACTAGCACTAGAACGACTATGACTATTAATTTTGGAATATGCAGTTGTATGTTCATTTTTAGCTCCCAAAATTATTGTTGAGTTTGTAGCGGGCCGTTACTCTTCGCGAGGTTTTACGTCTGCCCATTCCTGGGACGCTAACGTTTATCAGACAGCTTGACTCAACTCGGCCAATATCTATGTTTGATCTACTCGCCGCTTTACCCTTCCATCACAAGTAACGGAGGGAGGTCTAGCAGGTTGCGGCTTTCGATCTAACCCGCCTCAACAGGCCACTCCTGTTTGTTGGCAGCAAGGAGAGTCTTTTTCATTTCAAGTGCTCTCTACTTTGTCCCTTGCGGGGAACACCCACTCACGTTGATCGGCTTTCCGCCTATGTGAGCCTGAGATTTACAGGGTCGTCTGTGGGCTTGAAGGAGAGTCCGTAGCGCTACTCACTTCTCCAACAGTGTCCAGCAGATTTTATCTCAGTTTCCTCGTAGAGTCTTCAAGGTAAACTACGAGTTAGTAGCGCAATGCGACTGACTACGAGTGGTCTACACTCTGATTATCATTACCGGCTAGCTAGGCCGCTCCTAGTCACCAGCCAATCGCTTATAGGTTCAGCGCAAATTGTCAAACGTCTTAATCTGGAGTTACTGCAACGTCCTGTAACACTCCAGCGTAATTAGCTCGAAGATCGCTTCCAGTTCTCCAGCAATCACCATCGTGCGTATGTCCGAGCACATCGGATCCACGATCTTGCAACTGCTTAAGATTCACTGTCACCTTGCGAGCCAGAGGCTCGATCAGTTTCTTCACTGTAGGTAATCCGTTATTCATCTAATGTGTATCTCCCTTCAAACTATATTAAGCACTAGTAACAAGCTTCCAACTCGGAGTCGCTTTGCTTCCGCCATTCACGTACAGCTTTCCAGCCGAACGATCAACGCAAATCGAGCCAACCTCTGCCGTCCCAGCCCCTACTGAACTATCGGGGACTCCAGCGTTGCTCAAAAGACAGACCTCGTGCGACATTCGAACATCAGCTTTCAAAATAGCCAGTGCGAGATAGCTATCGTGTGCTGCGCCGTGTAGATCAACGCCAAAGTCAAATCCTGACCCTGGGCTACTGTTGTTCGACATAGCTTTGAAAGCTGCGTTAGCTTTAGTAACTCCGCTATCCCCATCAATTACTGCTACAACTGCGCCGTCCGCAGCAGTAACGGTGTCCATAATCAGACCTAGAACAGCCCCTGTCGGATAGGACGTAGCCTTAGCTCCAGTAATCGAATATGCTCCAATAAGTCCAGCTAAGTAGTTAGCATCCTTAGTCAAACTGTCACCGAGAACGTTCCCCATGACAGCAGCGAGGAATTTAGGGTCTCCGCCGTCAGCACTACCTGCATCCGCTCCTAGGCTCAAGTCGGGAGCGATAACTTGGAATGAACTAGCGTCAGAGTAATCCTCTCCAGAACCCAAGAGCGCTCCAGTAATTCTCAAGTCGCCTACCCATGTATTGTCTGGTGAATTGTTCAGACCCATTTTGTTTAGATCTCCTTTTCCATATCTTATAGCCCGAAAGTTTCGCCCTATCAATTAGTGATGCTTTTTATACCAAAGCACTGCCAATACTAAAGCTGCAATTAAGAGTAAAAGTTTCATATCGTCTGTCATCTCCTTTATCCGCCCTTACAGATGCACTCTACAATCTCTCTTCCACACTCTTCACATTCCTGCATTAGCGTAATCTTCGCATAGCCTGTCTATCATTTTCGTTCGCGTCAATACCAGACTTCGTTAGAACTGCTACGTGTTCGTCCCAAAGAGTTTCTTTTACGGGTCTAAAACTGACGCTCTTGTTTCGAGGTCGTTTGTGTCCGCCCTTTTTAAGGTCCTTGGATTTCTCTGGAAGTAGATCGTCTTCTTTAACGTACAGAGGTCGATGTGGCCGATCGGTGTTATTTCTCATATTTGTGCGTCCAAATTATTCCTAGAAGGATTCCAAACCAAACTGTCAAACTCAGAATAAACAGTAAAGTCTTAACTTTCTCGCTCATTTATTCGAAGTTTACCTTTGCTCTTGATCTCCCAAGGATGCGTGATAATCTTCGCGGGAGGCTTGGGAAGACTAAGCTGTCCCGTCTTCACTAGATACTGCACATACTCATCGCTGAATATATTTGAGTAATACTGCTCTCTAGCCTTACGCTCCCACTCCAGAATCTTTGTACTTGTTCCAGTGTCGGTGCTGGTATTATCCCAAGTAGTAGTGGTTGTGTTACCAGGCCAAAAGTTTGGACTGTAGTAGTCAGATGTTCCGCTGCTTAGCATCGCTTTATTTACCTCGTACTCCTCGAAAGTCATAGTTTGCCCACGTAGTCAGAGTTTTGCCCAGATCGATACCCTAGTTTTTGTAGTGATCGTCTATCAAAGTTTTAATAACAAGACCCATTACACCGAACATCAGTCCGACCATGTAGCCTAGAACAAAGCTTTGAACATCGAACGTCATTATTCACCCAATAGTTTTTTGTAGTCGTCGTCCGTTGGCTTCTTCCAGTCGTCAGTCTTGTTCTTACCCTTTTCTTTCTTCCAATCTTCTCCGCCCATTAAGTAGCTGATATCGTCTTCCATGTCCTTAATCATTTTCTGAGCTTGATTATCTAGGGCGTGAAGAACGTACAGCCCTGTGATTACGCAGCCAGTAGCGATACCACACAGATAAGTAAAGATCAGTAAAAGCGGAGTTATCCAGTCGAGTGAAGTCATTTTGCGATCTCTTTGTTTTGAACGCTTACTGTAGGCCCAGCGAAGAATTCGGTTTCCTGCTCAACTCTACATCCATCACAGTGGTCAATTTGCACTTCTATTCCCGATCGATAGATGCGCATAGTAGTATTCGTTGACAAGCTAGCTCTCCCGCAGTTTTCACAGAAGAAGCGATGCGATGATATCGAGTATGTCTGAACTACTTTATCTTTCATTTGGGGTCATCGCAGTTCATTAGAAACGCAACAATCAGCAACCAGACTCCGATGCCTACGGACATCCAATCAATCTGATTCATTTTCTAATCGTCCACATGTCTCTTGCAAGATTTGGATTGCTAATGTACGCGTAGGGCATTGTGAAGTAGCCCTTTTGTCCCCAACCCGTTCCCCACGAGTTGCGTACTAACACTCTCTGCGCTGCGTCGTCATACCCAACTGCCAGCACTGCATGGCCGCCTACTGCCTGCTCATTGATGCTTGGAAGCTGAGCTATCCCTGTTTGTGCTACTTCTGACGACTCGAAACTTTCGTAGACTGTGAACCCGAACGCAAACGGAAATCCCTGCGCTAAACAATCTCTCATATCATTTAAAGAAAGAAGTCGATGATAAGACGTGATTCTATGTACTAATGCATCTCGATAACTCTGTATTGAGGGCTTGACTGTAAACTTACAAATGTCGTACGCCCACTCTCTCTCAGAACACGTTCCCCATCTCGCTAGCGCTTTAATTCCGTCTCTCAACTGCGCACCTGCGTCGTGATCTACTGTCTGCTCAATCACTCTCTCGTTATAATAAACGAACAGTCTGCTCAAATCCATGAAGACTTCAGGATTAAATGCTAGATCGGTCGTGTTCTCTAAGTATTCGAGGGCTCCTACTAGCGCGTTGGCTGTGCAGGAACCAAGCTCTCCCTGATTCTCGACTGGCGAGCACCTATCTCTTATATCAACTTTCGTTGGGAGTACGATAAGCTGCTGAGTTCTAATGATATGGCAAAACAGTTGATCTCTGTGATCTGGTAGATCGGGATGCCATCCGTACTTCTGCATACTCATTTTTTCTTGTACCAAGGAGGCGGGCTTTCCCCGTATCGAATCAACTTCTCAGCTTCATACTTAACAGGCTGTCTCATTGGATCCGTGGGAGGCTGAAAACTTCCAGACCAGAACTTGAATTCTGACTTTCCATGCTCGATGCAGAGTCTTACGCATCCTGCGACTGCATCAGCAACGTCCTTTGATCCTTTATTGATGTTGTCCTCGTAAAGCGCTCGATCGGGCGATACTACAGGGTGATCAACCTTCTTTCCGTCTATCAACTGTAGTTCACAAAGCTCTCGTACTAACGTCTTATGAAAGTAACACTCAAAGATTCCTTCGTTAATTGTTCTCTTGAGGGTGTCGTACGCTTTCAGATCCTTATCTACAGACTGCTCCTGCGCGTTAACTCCTGCACGTCTTAACTGTTGAATTGAGTCAATTGACTGCCACCCATCATAGGTGACCATTTGTATTGGGAATTTCTCAATTCTTCTAAGACGCTCGATAAAGGCTCTCACCTCTTCGAACATAATCTCACCGCCAGGAGGAGCTTTTAGCTGCAAAACTAAGTCAATGATTGCGCCGACTTTCTTAATACCCTGCTGCAATCTAATTGCTTCTTCTGTCAACCCTGTTTCTTGAGAAAGAGCTTTAATGAAGTCATCTGGCATCTTCACCATCATGCCGCGCTTGAAGTGCCCTAAGGCGAGTCCACACGCGTCGTTACCCTTACCACCCTTGGCAAGATCTACGTGCATGTAGTATGAAGCTGCTATTTCTGGCTTGAAAAAATCTTTAAATGCGAGTGTTCTAAGATCTATAACGTTCGTTTTATCTTCTATAACGGGATTTATCCGATTACTAGAATTAATAACCTGTGAAATTCTTGTTCTATAGGGAAAGTATCCACCCTCGGAGGTATCTCCTTTACACTCGTAAATACGTTCAGCGGTCTGCGCGTCTGCTATGTAATCACTTACGAAGTCCTCTTTAGTTCTTCGCGGATTCACATCCCAGGTGGCGTAGGGTCCGCTTCTGAAAGTAGACGGCTCAAACTCAGCCTGCTTAAACCGCGTTATCATAAAGTCTGTGTCGGCTCTTTTATACGACAACAGAAGGATTTTCATATGTTTCGGAAAGCGGGAGCGAGCCGTAGTCTTTAATGCGTCATACAAATCTTTGGCCTTTGTAACTTCAAATCCTGCGATTTCATCGTAAATGATTAGCAGAAGATTCAACCCTTCACCTGTGTACTCTTTACTATCTAATGAATAAGCCGTTATGTTCTTGGGGAACTCAATGTCGCGCTTGTGTATGTCTTTCTTCGAGTTAAGTCCTCTTTCGTAGAACCAATTCTTTTTCGTTTTAGGATTGATCGTTTTCTTGACTAAATTAACAAAGTATTTGAAGAATACTGCCTTGGCTAGCTTAGCGTTAATACACACGTTGCCCACTTCAATTTTATCACCTGTTCCGCCCAGTCCAAGCATCTTGTAAGGATCTTTCATGCACAGCAGCTTATACACTACATACAACATAATCTTTGCTGCTGTCTTATCTTTCCCTGAACCCTTTCCCCAGAGAGCGATTCCCTCCTGAAACTTATCATCCCAGACGAGAGGATCCTCACCAATACACGCATCGACGAATTCCTGCTGTTTTGGAAACAGCGGCTCATCTATGAACTTGTCAAAGAACTCTCGTGGACTTACTGGAATCTCTTCCCAGTCGCCCACTGACTCTGGCGAAGCGGAAAGGCTATCACTATAATTAAGCTTTACTAGCTTCATCTTTTGCGACTAAGGAGTCGAGCCAGTCTGCGAAGTCATGCTCAACCGCCAGTCGTGCGTTAGCGTCCACCACGTGTTTCTCAAACAACTCTCTCAGCTTTTCCCAGACCATTCCTGTATTTAAAATTTGATGAAGCTTGATTTCTATATTTACTCTAGTCAGAATGAGCGAGGCTTTAGTCTCTTTGAGCTTTCTTATATCTTCGACTGCTCCCAAAGGGTCCATCGCTTCTATCATATCTATTAGAGCGCCCAACTTAATAATTTCGTCATCTAATTCAGTGATATTTCTTCGATTCTTAGCTAGATCTGCTGATCTCTCTTCTAACTCCCTGGCCATAGCCCATCGAATATCGTCGGGGATCATCGAAGCTTTTCGATAAGCTGCCCTACGTCCTGTGATATCATGAAGCGCACATCTACGCTTCTCTTCTACTGGCTTGTCGCAGTATTTCTCTTCTTGATTTATCCAGACGCGAGCGTTACACGTCTCAGTCGCTTCTTTGGGAGGACTTATAAACTCTCGATATGCTGAGACAGGAAGAGTCATTATCGTTTCGTCTTCCTCTTAATCAGTTTTCTTAACTTTCGAATCTGTTTATCCCACTTATTTATAATACTTGTTAGCGTTACTTCCCTGCCATTCTTCCACTTAGGTCGGGTGTACATTTTATATTCTAATCCCTTCAGCATCCGCCGTCTGTCTGACTGTTTCCATCGTGTAACTTAACCCAAGTCGAAAGATCACTTCCACCCACTTCTGATCTGAGATTTTATCTCCAGCGAAGATCTTGGAGACTTCATAGTTGATCGCTGGCTGCCCTTGAAGCTGAAGATCGAGAATGATTTTTACTAATTCCCCGTCTCGACCAAAAGGCGAGGACTGTATTCTATTGACTATTTGGTTTACTTTATTCTGCACTTCAATTCGATCAGCTTCTTGCATGATATCACCTAGGAACATTCTCTCACAAATATGCGGGCTTACAACTCTTCTGACTGATGCTGCTGAACACTTTCCTTCGCTAGCTCTGCAACACGCTTTCTGATGTATAGCTTGAGCTTCTTCTTAGCGGATTTCAGATATTTGGCGATCATCTGCTGCGATATTTTATCGCGCTTTCCAACCCACTCAGGAACATCTCCAATAGCTTCTTTAGCTATTACCGCTTGTGTTTGAGATTCCGTCCCATACAACCCGTAGTATCTTCGTAGCACAGATTGCTCTACTGAGTTGAGAGTTGGTATCGCTTCTGCTAGCGCCTTGAGATATATCTGCATCTTTGGACTAAGCGGCATCTTCATATAATCTTCAGGAAGCCCTATCCACGCGGCTACCAACTCTAACTTAGCAGGATTCATTAGAGTTTCCCAGCGTGGACGCTTCCAGGGCTTGCCGCCCATTGTCTCATCGAGGTATTTGTCCCAAGCTTTTTGTAACTGTTTGGGCGGGAGGCTATCTGAGGGTCTTTTAGGAGGGGTCTTCATCGTGCTCTTTCACTAACCAGTAACTATCTACTAGTTTGATTTCACATATCTTCGTCGTCTAGAAAGTCATGGAAACTACGAAGCCCCCGCTTTCCTGCATCGGAAGCTGCGCCGAATCCAGCAGGTGTTATCTTCTTCGCTGCCACTAGCTCAAGGTTGTTTATAAAATGCTTGCTTTTAAGAATGATCTTGTAGTTCTTATCAAGCGATTTCTCTTCTACTGCGGTCAGCACGGCTGAGTTCACCAATTCTTTGATATGTGCTCCGGTCATACCATCGGTCTTTTCACCAAGAGTCTTCATAAATTCGGCTTTCTTCTCTCCTGCTAGCCCAGCGAATAAGAAGTCTTTAGTGTACATATCTAGCATTTTCATTCGGCATTCTGCATCTGGAATCGGAACTTCGAGCACTCGATCGAATCTGCCTGGGCGATTTCTGATGGCAGTTTCAACCTCTTCAACCCGATTGGTAGTGGCGATTGTTACAACAAACTCGTTGCTAACAATCCCGTCGAGTTGGTTCATCAGTTCTCCTAAAACCTCGCCACGCGCTCGTTCTCGATGAGCACCATAGAGATCAATGTCCTCTAGAAACAGCACAGTGGGAGCCAATTCTCTGGCCATTTCACAAATTGCCTTCACGGCTCTAGCGCCCGCCTCAATGTGACCAGGAGTAACCCAAATAAAAGTAACGTCCTTGAGATTACTGCACAAGATCTTTCCAGTAAGAGTTTTTCCAGTCCCAGGCGGTCCTGCGAGAATTAGCCCCCGTTTAAAGCTTATGTTATTTTTCTCGTAGACCACGACGCTTTCTAACAACAGATTGACATTCTTAACAATTTCCTGTTTAATGTTGGTCGGTAGAGCGATATCATCCCAGGTGTATGCTCTTTCTAGCTTTATGTGCGTCAGTTCTGGGGTAATTTTCTTCCCTCTGAATATGTTATGAACTTGAACATACTCTTTGAGATCAGCTTGAAACTTCAAAGCTTTTGCTTTGTCCTCTGACAGATAGTACATTCGATATTTTGACATTTCTGGAGTCCAATTAGCCCACTCTACGGCAAGCTTCATATCGGGGCTTGATAGAAAGAGAATACCGTCATTTGGACCTTGCACAAAAACTTCTGGATCTGTTTCTACCTCTTGATATTCGAAAGGATACTGATAGTCACCTTCTATATTAATAGCTTGCACGATCTTATATTTAGTCTTATTCAGATACTGCATAAATAGGGCTGATCGAATTGCGTGTTGAATCGCAGAAAGATTCTCGGTGGTGTTACTAATTTGAGATAAATCTGCCTCAAAGAAGTCAGACAATAACTCAGACTTTAATCCTTGTTGTCTTTTAAATTTCTTTCCTAGCTTAATAACATCACCGAAGGTGATTTCGGAAATTTTCTTGTCTAGCGGGAGCTTATCTTCCATGTCTCGATCTCCATTTATTTTTCATTTTAGACAGAACTATAAGAGTCCCAAGAATCAATAACACACAAGAAATTGCTGGCATCATCAATCCGTGCCCAACAGTTAGTCCTACGATGGCCACTCCCCAGAGGCTCGCCGCGGTTGTTAGCCCTTTCACCGAGGCTCTATTTCGCATAATCGTACCAGCACCAAGGAAGCCTATGCCACTCACCACCTGTGCAGAAATTCTGCTAACATCCGCCCCAGAATAAATACTGTGCAAGTGAACATCAACGATAGCAGCCAAACAAGCACCAAGACCAACAAGGATGTGTGTTCTAAGCCCAGCGCCACGTCGTTGCAATTCTCGCTCATAGCCTATTAGGGCCGACAGAATCAACGACAAACTCAGTTTCTCTATCGGTAGAAGATCAATCATTGGGAATTTCGCCTGTATCCTCGTAATCCTCTAAGGCTTCATCCTGAAGTCTTCTCTTGTTATATTCGTTCAGGTCTGGATCCTTATCGAGCACGATCTTCTCTGTGGGTTTTCGAGTCCACGTTTTTCTAATTTTAATTCTATCAGACTTTTTCTTTTCCATCAGACTTACTTCTTTTTATCGCCCTTCAAATAATCTAGCTGATCCTTAGTTAATTTTTCTGAACCCTCGAAAACTCGATGCAATTCTGCAACAACTCCTTTTAAATTGGAGCAGTAATGTGAGCTTTTTGTTGCGCGATTTGTATCAGAGAATAACGCGAAGCCATTGTCAAGACGTACAATTTGTACAATCTCATCCTTAGATGTTAATTCAGACATTTGTGTTTACTCCCATTTTCCATGAGTGAGCAGATTTCTTAGTCTCAACATTGGAAGCGCAGCATATAAATACACCGCCTGAAGCCAGTGTCTACGTTTAATGTTGAGAGCCTTGTCAAGTAAAAAGTCCCCAGCCCAACCTATTCTAAATCCCAGCTTCTGTCGATAAGTCAAGCTAGTCCAGACTTGACTTCCTACTAGATTTCTCATTTTTCAAAGCTTCGTTCGAGAGACTTCTTGCTACCAGGGCGAATCTGATCTATTACTTGTACCCATCGTCTAACAATGTCTTCGATGTATTTTAGACGTACTCTGTTACCTCCTTCGAAGTCTGCATTCAAAGCACCATACAATTCCAACATATAGAAGAAACTAACCGACTCGATTCGCTCTTTCTGAAGCTTGGAAACTTTATTCATTATTTCTCCTTTTCTTCTACCGAAAGTGCTTCGGTCGTTATTGTATATCGACTTGTCATCGTCCCCAGAATCGTAGACGCTTCACTAATCGGCACAGCGAAATTGATACCTGCGTTGCTCCCTGAGGACGATACCATTGAATTAATAACGGCAATCAGTCTACCGTTCATATCGACAACTGCACCGCCGCTGGACCCAGGATTCGCCATCGCGTCAAACTGCACCATGTGCTCTACGTATGCTTTCTGAGGACCGCCAAACAGAAGTTCTAACGCCCCTCCTGCATGAACGATTTCAAAGGCCTTAATAGACTTATCTTCTTTATCTTCTTCACTTTTTTCTTTCTTACCGCCTGGCTCCTCAATAACACGCTCTACTGCACTTACAATTCCCTGCGCTACAGACGCGGTAAACCCGTTCACGACATGATGCGCAGGAAAACCAAACGTCATGATCTTTTGTCCAACCTCTACTGCCGACCCCAATTCTAGAGCAACCAAGTCATGCTGCACCAGAACGAGAGCGGCATCTGGCTGAACACGTTCCAGTTGCTCAGTTGTAACTTTGAGCAGCGCTAGATCTCGTTGTGCATCTGCAACGTAGTATCCAGCTGCAAAAACTCGTCCATCTATCGTCTTTATAAATACATGAGCCGCATCTGCGACATTATGCTTCGCGGTAAGGACATACCCATCAGATCTAACAACAACACCCGTTCCAACTGTTTCAACCTTTGAATCTCCTGGCAGCGCAATTCCTATCTGCACGATAGCTGGAAGAACTTTCTTTGCTACCACCTCTGACTCATCAGAGTTTCGACTGGACAACCCGATGACTAGAAAGGAGAAAGCTCCAAGCAGAACTGTTAGAGTCATACCCCACTTTATAAGAGTTGAAACACCAGCTTTGAACGTCATATCAGTTAATCCTCCCGATTTCAAGCATCTTAGTTGTATCCCAGGAATACACACAATAAAACAGCATATTAGAATAGCAGCGATGTATCATTTGTCTAATAGATGCAGTGGAAAAAGCGTCGTCTGACATTTCCCATTGTCCATTAACATCAATCAAATAGGTCATCTTCTTCTCAGGATTGTAATAGATAGAAACGGCATGACCGTTTTTCTTATCTGTACCCGCCATCGTAACAAAATAAGCTTGCTTATATCCTTTTATGTGCATCATATAGGCAGCGAGTCGAGCATAGTCATCGCAGTCTCCGCTCATATTGGCAAAAGCTACTACGGGAAGATCGGCTACGTCCCACAAGTATGAGTCTGATCTATAAATCCAATTTTCAAAGGTGAATGCGATAAGAAAGTCAAGATCGTACGTCTCAATAGCTTGATTGAACTGTTTTTGAAGAGGTCTATCGAGCGCTGTTAGAAGGTTTATTGGGAGGTGATCGTTGATGAAGTATTGAATCTTGTGAACGATCTCTGAGGCGTGAAAAACAGAAAGCGTAGACTTTTTAGCCCAGAAATAGACGAATATATCGAACGACAAGCTAATAGCGAGGGAAACTAAAATCACCTTTAGATATCTTGATCGTCTTTGCATAATGTCTACTCTTTCGTTTATCTTTAGATAGGTGAACAGAGATCCAGGACCCCATCCCTGACCCTACAGCGTAGAAAAGTGCCACCCAGATATTATTGAGATTCTCTACAAGACTGCGCAACACGACGTACCACACTAAAACGTAGATTGTTCCTGCTAGAAACGCCATCAATCCTCTGCCATGGGCTAGAGAGCGAGTATGCCAGCCATTAATGAAGTTTTCAGCTAGCCCAGCAACGAACAGCAGCGAAGCTACTCCCAAGAACGTCATTGTACTTCTTGTCCTTCTACAGTCTTGTTTTCCTCAATCTTTACTTCGCGCTCTCCGTACGTCTTTCCAAGAAAGTCAACTAGCTCTGTCCAGGAGCTAAAAATGCGCCCATGACGACGAATCACTCGCAGCAGCCAATAGCTCCATTCCTTCAACGGAGAGTAGCTTACAACGTACACAGGAATCCCTGTAACAATAACGGCGTGCCAAATCTCTGATATAGTCCCTGCTGACTGCTTACTGGGTTCATAATAAGCTACTACCATATTGGCCTCTTCTACAAGCCTCTTGTCTCTGTCTATAAGTAAATCGACTAGATGATCGAAACGTTCCCAATTCTCTGCAGCTACGCACTCACTGATCGTCTCTTTTACTGACTCCGGATTGCCTAACTCCTTAGCCTCATAGATTGTAGGATCAAGAGCAACTATGCCTAGCTTCTCTAGCAGCGGAGTTATTGTACGCCTCCAAGCTACCCCACCATCAGAGCTAGCCTGAATGCTGCCCGCTAGATAAGCTTTCATAGATGGAAGAGGCTCAGGAGCCATTTACTTATCACTCTCCCTCGTAGTAGGTTGCGCTGACTGCCCTGGTTGATCATGATGCCCGTACCATCTAGACCTAGCCCTAACAGCGATACCAAAGAGAATCAGACAACCCGATAGATACTGTGCAAGTATGAAATCAGGTGTATCAGAACCATTCTCCTGACTATACTTGTTGATTAGGGCTTCTAGTTCTTTCGCAAAGGTAGCAGTCATTTGCCAGCAAACCTCTCGAACAAACTCTTACTAACCCCAGCCGCGTTTATCCAAGAAATGTTACTCTCGCTATACACATCAACAATAAACGCGCCCTGCCCATCCTCATGGCTCAATGATAATCCATGCTGTTTACAAAGCGAAGTTAGCTCAGTCATAAATAGCTCAACTGCCCCGATTTGAGCATCTATACTTAGTTCATGTACCCATCGTTTCATTCAAATATGTCTCCATTTGCGTCTGCAGCATCTTGCTCATAAGGCGCTATACGACGCCTGTAATACTCAAATGCGACACAACGAATCATACCGTAAGCGTCATATCTACGATTCTCATCAATAGACGTTTCGCGCAGCGCAGTCTCTAGCACCCCAATAGCATTGTTGTAGTCGCTATATTTGCTATTTTCTTTAGAATACAAAGCATTAATAATCGTACAAATCGTATAATTCAGAGTGCCATTCAGCTTCTCTTGTAAAGCGGGATTCTGCTTAATCGTCTCAATAAGAGGAAACAATTTTTTATCTACCATTTGACGCTTCTCATCATCTACTGGAGGATAGACCTCGTTCTCTCTCTTACTATAAAACGCAGACAGAAGACGACGCACCACATGATAAAATGTGTCATCCCTGGTACTCATAAGGTGAAAATTCCACCCCAACCACTCCACCAGATCGGTTAGTGGTGTCTCAAGCCAGGCTCTGTGAGTACCCGAAATGTACGGCATTAAAGATTCTCAACTCCCTCAATCTTACCACCTTCTTCATTCTCTCGCTCTTGTTTGTCTCGACAATCATCACATACATCGTCCTCACTAGTAATGTCTTTATATTCCTCTAGCAGATCGTCCAAGCTAGACTCGAACAATCGCCAGATATGAAAGTCTAAGATCTGCTTGATCATTTCATCGCGAGATTCCATCAATTCCTCTCCTGCTTCATAAATGCGATTTCACCTTTTAGATTCTTCTGCTCATTTAGCGTATACATAGCGACTCGCTCTAAAGTCTGAACTCGATCTAAGAGACCTAGCTTTTCTGCTTCTGAGATTGCTGCGCTATGCATAAGACTCTTGATCTGCACAAGCTCTTCTCTCACTATACGTCTCGTAAGAATGCCATTAAGACCAATTGATAGACCGACCGATGAAAGAATAGCAAATATCGCGCTAACACTAATCGTCAAATTTGCAGTAGTTCGCGCTTCCATTTTTGGCTTTCTCTTATTTTATCAAAACGATGGCCTCACAGTTGGTTCCTAATGCCTTCATGCGCTCTTCGTGTTGTCTGGTCAGATCTCTGTCCATCGCGATGATGAGAAGTACCACACCAATTAGAACGCTCACAGTTACACAGTATTCGGTTTTCATCACCCTCTCCTCAGCAGCGCTTTTATCAGTCGCTTCTGTCGCTCGCTTTTCTGCGTTCGCCGGAGAGCATCCCAAAGCGCTACATTACACACGAGTCTTTCGCTTGCTACACCTTTTGCATTCTCGCGCTGAAAGCGCACCATCCCATATCCTTCATCTACGCCGTAGTCGTTACGGTGAACTTCCTGAGGGATAAGCACTAACTTGTTCATAGCGCCATTCTTTCATTTTTTTCAGGACTAGGGATGGTAACTCGACCTGCATAGCCTCCGTGGCCTTTGCAGAAGAAGGTTTGGTAACAAGTCTTACCTTGATATCGAATCCCATCCTTTCGCAGATCTTGACTGCCACAGTTAGCGCATCGAAAATCGCCGTAAAATGCTGATAAGTTCAGCTTCGGCTTAATGTGTGGCTGGAACTTATTCCACAAAGCTCGCGTGTCCTCAACGTCCTTGCGATTGTAAGCACACATTTTATCAAAACTCTTTTTGTTCTTGCACTCTAAGATATCAATCCAGTCTTGCATTTCCATCTTCACTTTTCCGCCTAGCCCGAACTGTTTAGAAATGTAGTCTAAACTAGCAGACGGGAAGGCGAAATGCTTTCGAATCTGTTTCTCTAAGTCATCAGTATACTTCGCCCACTCAGGCAGAGGAGGCAGATTATTGAGCACTCGCTGAGTATTTATGTACTTAATATCAAACTTGTCTGAGTTTTTACCAATAGCTACGTCAGCCATTTTGACAATTTTATCAAATTCACGAATCACTTTTCCCGAATCCTGCTCTTTAAAGCCCCAATCAATTGTCCTAGCCGATTTGCCGTCGTTAAACGCATAGCTTATGCAAATAATCCCATATCTACTGCTCTGCTCGGCTAGCTGATGCTGTCGTACATATTGCTTGCCGAGTCTCCAAACATAGACGAGAAGGGGCGTAGTCTCAATATCGAAGAACATCACCAAAGGCTTTTTATTCAACATTCTTTCTCCTTGTTTTCTTCTTCTCTAGTATAGAGTATATCACACCACATACAACCAGTAAATTATTCCTTTAGAACGCGTGATTCCCCGTCAATCTTCTTGACTACTATCACGTTTTCTGCAGCGTACATATCTCTAATATCGGTGTGAGTCACCACGATCACTCGTTCGAACTGAGGGCGAAGCTGTTGCGACAGTTCTACAAATTTGATCTTTCCAAGCTCATCAAGAGAACCAAACCCTTCGTCTATAATTAGGGTAGAGATCTTGAAGTTATTTCTTCGCGCTAGAACGCTGGACAGCGCAATTCTAATAGCCAAATCAATTCTAAACTTCTCGCCCCCACTCAAAGAGTCATACAATCTCCGATTCAAATCAGATAGCACAGCGATATCAAGAGTCTCTCCTATCCCACCGCTCTTGAGAGTCTTTTGTGTTGAGATCTCTAGTCTCAATTTTCTATCCGACAACACCTCTAGCAGCTTGTTAGATTCTAGTTCAATCTCCGGGATTACACTTTCAATGATACGAGTGGGAATTCCGTTCTTGTCGAAAGCTCCCTCCAGGGCGCTTAAAACTGCATGGTCATCGTCAATTAAAATTAGAGCGGCTTCAAGCTCTCTAACTCGTTGTTCCAATTTCAATTTTTCCGTTTCTTTGGCTTGAAGAAATCCAAGAGCAGATTCTAACGCTCGAATCGACGCATCGATGATCTCCGCCTGCTCGAAAATCGCTCTGATTCGAAGCTCGAATGCATTTATAGTTTGCTGCTGATGTGTTGTCCGTTCTAGCATTTGAAGAATCTTAGAACTAACACCAGAGCGCTCCTCTGCGTATCGAGATAATCTTGTTTTAAGAGTTTTTATCAAGTCTACTTTTCTTTGCTCGTCAAGTTTAGACAAACAGAGCGGGCATTCTCCATTCATCTTGGCTAGCGTCTCAACTCTAGCGGCTACCTTGCTCATAGCATCGTCTAGCTGAACACCATACATAGACAATTTTGATCGTTCTACGACATTAGAAGCTAGTTTGGCTTTTTCTTCGGCTAGCGGCATATCGATAGACGAACGCTCGTCTGATAAGGTCTTTTCTAGGGTGATTTGCTCTCTTAGTTTATCTCTCTGCTCTTCTAGTGAAGATTCCTCAACCGCATCAGCTAGCTGCATCTGTACAGCAGACAAGCTTAGATCTGTAGCGAAAGATTCCTTCTCTTTATTCTTCAAACGCAGTCTAACTTCCTCTAGATACTTATCGTATTCATCTAGACGCAGAATCTTCATTATGATGTGCTTTGCCTCTTTGGGAGCTAGAACACTAAAACTGTCTGATTTTCCCTGCTCGACGCAAGCACTCATAATAAAAAGATCGTACGTCATACCCAGCAGATTTTCAATTTTCTGTTGAGTCTCTGCAATCGTAGCACCATTATCGGGATGCCCCTTCCCATCAATGTAGCTAACATCTAGATTAAGAGTAGTTTTCTTTTCGCGCTCTCTCACTCTTCGTACACGATACGCATTCTGACCTAGTGAAAACTCTACTTCGACCTCGCAGCTTTTCTCGCCCTCGGTGATTAGCTCGTCTCCGTTAGCTCTAGCACGTCCAAATAAGCACCAGGTAACTGCATCTTTAACTAGAGAGGATTTTCCTGCACCATTCTCCCCTACTACTATAACTGGATTCATGCTAGTTATATCTAGCTCTGTATGCTTATGAGAGAGAAAATTATGAACAGAAATCTTGTCGATTCTCATTCAGAAGTTACGTCCTCTAAATCCACATCAAAGTTCTCTACGTCTACTGTTGACACCGCCTGACAGACCATACAGCGAATGTCAATGGCCTCTTTAGTCTCATGAGAGGATACAACGGTAACTTCCTCAGAGAAACAGAAGGAGCACTTGACACTATTCATTCTTTGCCTCGATAGCTCGCTCACTCATCATCTTGTCCACGACTAGTAAACAAAGCTTGGGAGCTTGCTTTTTTATTAAGTTGAATTGTAATGTGTTAAAATCCTTTACAAGAAGCCAACACTCTTCCTTCATAATATCTTCTATCACAGCACGGGGTAGCACGTGCATGATTGTTCTGTCGATTGGCAATCCCTGCTCATCTTTAAGTCTCAAAATTGCTTTCCTAATTCGTGCTTCGGTATAGAATGCGGTGAGAAATCTAGAGGTATCATCTTGGAGATCTTTCACTCCACCACCAAAAGCTGCCATATTAGCCTCTTTGAAGGATTGAGTTACTAATTTGGCGAACATTTGTCTCCCGTACACATTTCTGCGAAAGTAATTCTTTATAACGATTCCTTCCATTCTGCCTTCATAGTAAGCGCTGTTACCAATGAAGTTTTCTAATCTCGCCACATCAATTTCTGCTACTGTAGTCTTCAAAATGAGTGGAACAATCGAAAGTCCCAGTCTTTCATATTCAGCTTTAACAGCCTCATAAGGAAGATAGATATGAGTCAGCGTATTATAGATATCGAACCCCATAAACTGAGGAGTTCGCGCCCAGTCGTAGTTGATAGTATGCTTTTTGCACCACTCGCCATAGTAGATGTAGTCGGGATGCAAGACTTCAGCCCAAGTTTTACCCGCCACGAAATTTTCACTCATTTTATCAACCAACCAGTTGGCGTTTTTCCCAAACTGCTTGAGTTGCGGACTATTGGCATCAGTGAGTTTGAACTGATTGTTTCTGGATCCAAAAAGAAGTTCACCTTCCCACACTCTAAATTGGGCATTGCCCCCATCTATTTTTTCTTGAATAACAATAACGTCTGTAGGCTCAGAAAAGAGACCATAATTTTCCTCATGACCAAGACGCTCTATATCCAAATACTTGTGAAATGTCGGGAGATCGCTCATTTCTTAGCCCTGCACTTTCCACATTTTCCTTTGATGGTATAAGTCATACAATGACATGAATCACACAGAGAGATTTCATTTCGAAAAGCTTCGAACTTCTCTGGAGTCCAATCTTGTCGCTCGATCCACCCGCCTCCCATCGAGCACGTAGAAAGGTGCACCTCTTCTCCTGGTCTACTATGGGCCCCGCACTCTTTACACTTACTCATTCTCTTCTGCGCTCTGTTCTTCATCAAGCTCACTTATCTCTCCGCACTCTAGACACTCGATTATGGTGATCAATTCAATCGAAGTCTGAACCTTTTCGATCTCTCTCACCAACTCAGATTGACATGAAGAGCAGTTCATTTTATTTGTCCCTTAGTATCTGTAATCATAGATTCTCTCTAGGCCGTAACGCTTCAATATCGAGCTATCAGTCAGATCATCTTCCATCAATTTTCTAAAGTCTACATACACTCCCGCACCAGCATATACACTCTGAGCAAAATCGTCGCATAAGATCTTTCCTGACCTGTATCCCACAGGAAGCTGCAGACATTTCAAAACGAAGCCAACCCAGTCAAAGTCTAAGATTTCATAGTTATACAGAGCAGCCCGCATCCAGGATTCATCAAGATAGGCGGCGTCAACTCGTCGCAAAATCACGATCTGTTTCTGTCTGTATTCGTTCATGTCGCCAACTCTGACGCCCTGCTTCAATGTCAATTCAAGAATTTCGTTGTCGTCTCGACACAGGAGGACGTGGTTCCAATAGAAGTGCAGAAGCTTGCGACTAAGCCAATGTCGCCACTTCGTACCTCTGGCTAACACTATATCTCCTGCTTTAACTTCAATCATTAGATTCTCTCTGTCGCTATAACTAATCTTCCTGTTCCTCGATCATATGCCCTAGCAATAGCCTTTAACTCGTGCAGCAGCTTGTTACACAACTTCTCCATCTCCACGTCATATTCTGGTTTGGTTGCATCGTCTACAGTTACAGAGATAGACAACTTGTAGCTTCTAGTTTTCTGAGTCATTTTTATTTCCCGCGTCGAACAAGCAGCGTGAAAACAACAATAGCCACAACTCCAACCAAAAGAGTAAGCGCGTTTCCTGACATTTTATTCTCCTTTCAGTTTACCCCTGTTTACGATATCCCACTTTACAGCAGAAAGCTGCGCATCTTCTCTCTTACGATTCTGCGACCGCGCATCAAGTTTAGCTACCATTTCTATCGCGGCTCTCGTAGCCTTATTATTAAAATCACGAACTACATTATCAACAGTTCTATCGCTAACATCAAAAAGGTTCTGATCTCGAATGTCTCTGGTCGACTGAGAAGTTTGATCGTTTAATTGAGCCGTTGCATAGGCTCTGAAATCAAAGTGCAGACGCTCGCCGAATTTGCTCGTCCAATACGCGATCTCAGAATCAGATAATTCGCTCTTAAACGGTTGAGTCTCTAGCGATACAAACAAGTCCAACCCTCCCGTATACAAGTCTGGTCTTTTTACTTGACAGTCTGAAACTGCATGAAGATATAGTTTAGATTGTACTAAACTCGTAGCGATGATAAAGGCAATCTCTCTCAATCTCTCAGCCAGAAGATATCTAATAGAAGTTTTCGACTGATTCATCTGCTGATATCTAGTGATGAGGGTTCCATACCAGCCGTACAGACTCTGATCTTGTCGATTACCCTCTAGTAGTGGCATCGATCACTTCCTTTCCTACTGTCATCACTTTCGTTTTTTCTAGCTCAGATAACGAGGACTCTTTTAAATAGTCTGATAGCGCGTCAATCGCCGAAATCTGCTCAGACATAATTCTTTGAGAGGTGGGAACACTCTCTCTAACAACGTCATACTGTATTGTAAGCTCTTTAGCTCTGGAAGTCATTTGACGCACTACATCTTCCTTGACATTTCTTGCAATCTCATTCGCCGTACCGTGAAAAATTATCTTGACAATAGCATCTTCAATTTCATTCACATGTAGCACAGTAGCACCAACATTAGATGCGTCAATGTCGTATTGAATCATCGAGCGGGTCTTAAGAGGAATAAACTCTGCTGTAATATGATGGTCGTCAATTGTTCCCTCCGGCTTAAGAGCGACAAACTGTACATCAAGTATTGTTACACCCTTTATATCGTCGCGCTCTCCAAAATCGACATGTTCAATACTACCCGAATACATGATCAAAGGATTCTCCCTCAAAATCTGATGCTTGTGTACATCGCCTAAAACATATGCTTTACAGTTTGGGTACTTAGCTAGGAGTTCGTCTGTGCTCATGGCTTCCATTAGTTGATAATCGGTGGGACCAATCTTCGCTTCTCTGAGCAGCAGGTGTCCCATAAATATAGTATCCTCGATGTAGGGATTAGTTACAATCTTTACATCCTTAATCTGCAACTCTTCAAACGAATGGTAGCTGTGAACACCGTTCGGATATTCGTCGTGATTCCCACGCAGAATAACAAATTTCACACCAGAACCCGTAGCGCTCGGTGGAGCTACAATAGATCGCACCCATCGTTCGAACATTGCAAGCTCTTGACTATGAGGACGACGACTGGTAAAAGTGTCCCCTAGAATCAACACCTTATCGACTTTCTCTTTGAAGATAAGCTGCTTAATCTGCTCCAGAGCCGACACTGTATCGTCGAAGCGACGATTGATGTTCAAGTGAATATCGGAACAGATCAAGTAGCGGCTCATTTCTTGTCCTTGTTCTTCTTATTCGCATCATCGATAGCTTTATCGATACGTTCTTTTTCTTCTGTCTCTTTGACCATCTGCTGTAATTCTGTCTCTTTAATTCTAGTCATTTGATCTATGCGAATAGATAGATAGTCCTTTACGCGCATTCTAAGCTCAATGTCGCTTTCTTCAACTTTTCGTTTAATACCTACCAATCCGACAATCTCATCAAGATCAGCACCCTCTTTCTCAAAAAACTCTTCTCTCTTCCCCGCAATAAAAACATCGAAGAAGTCTGATTCTGAGATTTGCGCTTTTAGCAGATCAACAATTGGGAATACTCGCTCAATTTTGACTAACAATGTTGGTTTCGCTTTTTTCTCACTACCCTTAACAGGGTCCGCCATATTATAGTCAACTTTTACTAAGTTAGTTCTAACGTAGACTGGAATGTTCTGTACGCGCAGCAAGAGCAAAATCTCCTGAGAGGCTGCGAGAGCATCAAACATCTGTGCAACAATCTCAAGTCGTAGAGTGAAAGAAGGCATTTTCGCCATTGGGTCCTTCTTTTTCTTCTTAGAAGATCCTACCTCTTCTTCCATCTCCTGAAAGTCTGGAGACTCAAATGGTACATCATCTTCTGGGTAATATTCTCTACCGCCTCCATCGGAATATGTACTCCCTCCGCCAGATGAAACGTTCTCTATATTGATAATATCAATTTGAAATTTCTTACTATCGCAAATAAGCAACACTGGGCTAACTATCTTAAACGGAACCGATCTAGTGTCTATCTTTTTATAGCGGATAAGATTAACCAGTTCCTCAGGGGTTAAGTCTAGAGTATGCTGAACCGTTTTGTCTACTATTTTGATTCTCATTTCTTGAGTTTAGTTACTTCCCATGGGTGTCGAAGTCCTTGCAAATACTCACCGCCATCGGGTCCTTCTTTTCTACCTTCATTCAAAGTCTTAATCAACACCATCAGACATCCAACATTATTGACCTTAGACGATAGACTCGCTATGCCCTGTTGAAAAGTTAACCCTACAATGGAACATTCATTCCCTGTCAGATCATCTAACACACGCTCCCCTATATCGAATCCCAGATCAACTTTCATTTTTCACTTTCTTGTTGATCATCTGTCTTAGTTGGAACAGAAATTGTTCTCCTCTCAATATCTCTCATGAAGTCAATTAGCTCTTGCATTGAGTTATGCATTCCCTCAAGCTCACCTTCTAGCTCTGCGATTTCTTTCTCCAACTGTTCTTTCTCCCACGCGCTAGTTGCTTCTTTCAATTTTCTCTTTAAGCGGTCTAGCTCCTTCGAATGGGAGTCATATTTCTCCTTTAGTTTGGCATAGAGATCCTCGATGGCTCTCTGCTTTTCTTGCTGCTTCTCGTAGGGAATCTCCCCAGACTTACGCATTTCAGAGATTTCTTCCTTAAGTATTTGAAACTGGCGTTTAGTGCGAGCGTAGCATGGCATTAGCGTATCACCTCGATTTTGGGAGAGCAGCACCCGTCGCAGCCATGAATCCCCTCATCAATCTGTAATTCAAACTTTTTCTGTCGTCCCTGAAGCCACACTAGAGAGTCGGGGTCAGGATGCCCGATTCCATGAGGACAGATACGCTCAGTTAAAGCTCCTCTGTCCAGACGAATATTCAACTGCCAGTCTATCATATGGTGCTTACTCGGATTGTGAAAGCAGCATATAGTCCCCTCACACTGTTTCTTAGGGTGATAACACCCTTCTTTATTCGTTTTCATTATTACTTCCCTCCAAAAATCCCCTTCGACTTTTTGGCTTCGATGATCTTAACAACTAGCTCACCGACGGTACGACTATACGCTGTAAGCTCTATTTGCTTCTGAGCCGCTGTGAGTAGAGCGTCTAGTTGCCAAGATTTTCGTACGTTTGCATTAGGCTGGATAGCGAATTCGCCTGTCTCTGGGTCTAGAATTAGAGTTGCCAGCCACAATCGCTTCTGTTGATCTGCCTGTGCTTTCTGCTGATCAGTCTCCACCTGCTTGACTTCTGTCGCTTCCTGCTTAAGTTCTGTTTCCTTCTTCTCGGCCATTTCGTCGGACATTGTTTATTTCTCCTCTAGTTTCAGTATTTCGTTTAACAGATAACTACCTCCCAATCCGCCCATGTTTCTCATTAAGATACTAAGTACGTCGTTAACCGCTCGATTGTACGCCTGTTGGCGAAGTCTCCGCTGCTGGAGCTTGCGTCTCTTTTTCATGAGCGACACTCGTTTCTTTCTCTTTCGGCTTTAATCCCTCTCCTTTGGAACGATCAAAATTATTGAGAGCCGACACTATCATACGCGACCCTCCTGCAATCTGATTAACACCAGTCCCAGCGATTCTTCCTGGGACTTCGAACGTCAGAGAGTATAGCGCTCCTCTTTTCTCAAAATAGAACTCCTCAAGTGTTCCCTCTTTATAGCTAGTAACCACTCCACTTTTACAGGTCTCCTTATAAACGGTCTTGGTTTTTCTAATGTCAAAATAGGCCGCTACGTCATTCAACACCAATCGCGCTAGAGAGTTGGACGTTGGAATTTTTCTCTCGTATATGTACGCAGAGCTTTCATCTGCATCTCCGTGTACGTCGAGAAATAACGATAATTTTGTAGGAGTGTTATCAAAGATCAATCGCAATTCTCTGGTATCTCGCTCCCCAACCTTTAAATTACTTCCCTTGCGATCTCCTGTCAATCTTGATGAGTGGCTCCATCCCCATGGATTCGCGCACGGAAAGATGTACAGATTCCAGCGATCTTTATCTAATTCTCCCAGAGAGTGCAACAGACAATCAACACTCCAGTATTCGTTCCCATGTTGTCCCGCTACTATCACCACTGAATCTTTGGCTCGTCGAGAGACTGATCTAATAGTTGGAAACGCAAAAGCTTCTTGTCCATACACAAGATGATCTAGAAATTTTACCTCTAGATCGGCCTTGGCTGCCTCTTCTATAATAGTGGTAAGCAGCCTATTATAGTCTTTGGGCCGCGACTGCTTCTCCATCGTCTCTGACCCTCTTATTAATTAGCTCGTCGTCCTAGCTCGCCAAGAACACATCCTGCCACAACAGCCCACCATAGATTGTGAGTAATCTGATACACAGCAAAAGCTCCGATCAGCGGAGCAAAATTAAAATCGATGTTCCACATTATAGAATTCCCTCTCTTATATTGTATCGTCGTCCGCCCATTTCAAGAACAAAGAGCGGAACTTTCCCTATCAGCGCTGCATTTTTTCTGAGAGTCTCCAGATCCTTAAAATTCAATTTAAAGCTCTTAGCGGTAGTAAACTTAGCTTGCACTAGATAGTCGAGCGTTGTGATATCCTCGCGCATTCCTGGAAACGCTCCAGATCCAGGCTGCACTCGTCCGCCGATCTTTTTAGCAAGCTTCTTTTCAAACTCTCGCCCTGCCACCTGCGGAGTCTTGGCTTTGAGCCAGCGTGGAATCATCTTCGATTTTTCCTATCTCTTCCAGTTGTGTCGTAGGAATAATCGTTTTGACCAGTGTCATGAACATAATAAATTGGGTCTTCCTTCAAATGCACGGCTAGCTCGCTTTTAGGCGTACAGTGCTTGATTCGATAGCCTTTGCGATAGTGCGCATGACAGTCCATTTCCTCAGACGCAGAGACCGCACTACATAGATTTAGAATTGAAACCATTACGAGAACCCAAACACGCATCTTATCCCTCTAAAGTGTAATTAAGAAACTCTTTCAACGTCTCTCATTTGCTCTCCAAGATTTGTTTCCACATTGGAACGTAGGGCTTCTGTCGCGCTCTAAGATGTTCAATTTCTGCATCAGTGGGAGCGACCATAGATTCTTGTATGATTTGCGCCCACAGATCTTTACGATTGTCTACACGAAACATGAGTCTACGCCCACCGCCCTGATAAATAGTAACAAGATACGCGACAGTTTTATTAATCGTCGATATCTCGTCTACTGTCTGCTCGACCAGACGCTTAATGTCGATACGACAGTCTGGATAGACTTTATCTTTAAGGCGTCTGCTCATTTTGCTTCCTCCCAAGGGGCTTGTCCCATTTTCTCTAGTGCATCAGCTAGGTACACGGCCTGTTCAACAGATTCCTGCGCAGAGAGTAGCGGAGTATAAGAATAAATAATGCCGTAGTTATCTCGATGAGAACCCAAATGAGAATACAATCGAAGGGCAGCCTCTGCTATAAACGTTGCTCTATTTGAGATATTTATACCTTGCATCAGTGCCCTTCGTAAAGTTCCTCTTTTTCTCGATCTATATCTCTTTGAACATCCTTGATCAACGCATCCAGATAGCCTTTGACAAAGTAAATGGATAACTTTCCCGTATCGTTAGCTATCGCCTTCTCTACTTCCTCTATCACGTTCTTTAAATGCGCAAGCATACCGTGATTGGTCATTAGTCGTATCTCCCGAACACAATGGCTTTTAGCAACCCTAGTGTGTTAGGTATCAGTCTCAACAGGAACAGAAACGGTTGCAACAGTGGCGCATTCATTTCAATCTGAGTTTTCTCCAACAATGAACAAATTCCAGCGACCGATGCATCCCAAAAATCTATCCATGTCCGACTTCCAATCAATCAGATCGTCCAGTTTAGTGGGAAGCTTATTCTCTGCAATTCGCACTAGCGTATCGTCTTCAATATCAATAGGATAAAGCCCTTCTTCTAAGTATTTATAGCTTCGATTGCAACTGAGACTAAAATCGCTCAAATCGTAATCGTAAGCTGCAAGTTCGTCTAATGTTGCTCCGAAAGCTCCACAGTTGCTCTCGTACCATTTGTCAGAGAGCCATTTCATGTATCGCTTCATGTACTTCGTTGGCGTCAAGATAGTCCCAAGAAATTTCGGATGATGACAAGCTATCCCTGCTGTTTGATGGACAATCTTAATCCACTTTCTAGTATCTTTAAAGGGAAGACCATCAAATGGAGAATAAACAGCGAGCACCAGTTGAGGTAGAGTTAGTTTCAAATCAAGATCAAGAAACTTGTACTCGTCGTCTGGGGTGAACTCTAGCTCTTTCATTCTGCTCTCCTCGTATCATACTGAAAAAAGGCCGTCTCTCCGCGCTGTCAAGCCGTAAATTCGCAGGTCGGCTTTCCCCGTAGATCTTAGTAGAAAATCCCAAAAAGATCACCAAACAGTGTTCGGTCGTTCTTCTTGCTCTGCTTCTCTAAACGCTTTAGAGCAGCCGCGTACTTCGGTGTGAACTCTTCTTTAGTCATTACACCAGCTTTGTACGCCTCAATCAGACGATTCAAGTACACGTCTGTCTTCGCGAAAACTGATGTACGAGAGAACCCAACACCACCCAAGAACGTACCGATATTGATCGAGTCCGTCCCAGCCGCCGCACTCGTCCCTGCAGAGCCGAACGAGTACACGCGGGTCTTGATACTGTTGCCACCGTTACTGGCCGTCGAGCTTCCACCATTTGCGGTGTTCGTGTTGTGAACACTCGCATTTCCGCCCGTCGCGGAATTGCCGTTCACGTTCTGATTCGTGTTCGTAACGGCATTGTTGGAGTTGCCGCCGTTCCCACCGTTGCCCCCGTTTCCACCATTACCGCCGTTGCCGCCATCGCCACCACAGCCAGCAGCCTGACCACCACTTGACTCACATCCCTGATCGCTAGCAGCCGCAAAAGCAAGCTGCGAGCCAATCAACACTAGAGCCACCACCAAAATCAACTTCTTCATTCTTCAACCCTCCCGATTTTCGGCCCGCACCACACGAGCCTGCGCTACACGTTACTCAGATCATCCAACTCTAGCCTCTAAAGTCTGCTTCATTTTCTTTTCCTAAGCAACATTTTTTAAATTTCTTCTTGCTTCCGCACGGACAGAGAGTATTCCTCCCTATCTTTACTGATCGATATTCTTTATCAGCAATCGTAATCCCGTACAGATGATCAAGTTCATGCTGTACTACAATCGCCTCTAGCCCTGACAGCGCGTACTCTTTGTCGTCTCCGTTCTTCACAACGACCTCGGTCGCCCGCTGCACACTTTTCGTTAATCCTGGAAGACTCAAGCATCCTTCTGAGTGCACGACGAAATCAGACGCTTTGATGATCTCAGGATTCCAGAGATTTAGTTTAGTGTCTTTTACTCTCACGATCGCCGCTCGCTTTAGTACGCCGATCTGTACGGCAGCCAATCCAACTCCTGGAGTCTCTGAGTTTGTTAATTCAGTCTCCAATCTGTCAAAGAGCAGAGCTAGATTGTCTGCCTTTTCCACTGGGTCCGATATTCGATTTAAGAGCACTTTTGATAGTTCAATCATCAAACTTTCGCGACTGGTTTCTTAAACCGAGCACGAGCTACAGCTTGAATCTCTAATAGTCTAGCCTCATCCTCAGTTGTGCGTCCTTGTTTAACCGCTAACGCCAAAGCTTCTACTAACTCCTCGCGCTTCATCAGATTAAAACAGCGCAGACCATATCCCTTTGCTGCTTTCTTCATCGCGTTAAAACTCATTTCTTCGGCCATCTGATCCTCCTTTGTCCTCTACTACAAGTATACACTATCCGATATATCGGTGTCAAGTATTCCTATTGCTGCCGAGCGAACGTCGAAATCTCTGTTGTCAACTTAGAAACTAACTTCTGATCTGGACGCACAACGGCTAAAAAGTTCTTTATCCCATTCGCTTTAATATCGCCATACGTATAGACGCTCCCACTTCTATGAATCAAGTCGTACAAAGTACCATATCTTATGATCTCTTCTAGCGTATCGACCTGCCCCTGCAACGGGCCTTGAAAGTACAACGTAAACTGTCCCTCCCTATATGGACTATAGGTCTTGTTCTTTTTAGTCAGGAACTTGATCACGTGCCCAATTTTTACCTTATCACCCGCAGCGTTGTCCTCTTCGATCCACTCACCGTGCTTAAAGCGCACACGAATAGACGCTGCAAATCTAATACCCATACCCCCTGGAGTAGTCTCAGGGTCACCATAAACTATACCGATTTTTAGTCGAATCTGATTTATCAATAGCACTATGCAGTTATTCCAATCGTTGTTCTCATTCAGCGAATTTAGCGCTGCAGACAGTCTACGAATAGCGCGATTCATAAGTAGCGCTCGCTCTCCAATCTTCTCTACATCATCAACAACTGACTTGTCAAGCTCGCTCTGTGGACTCATGGCAGCCACGCTGTCTAGAACAACTATTCCGCAATCACCCGATCGAACAAACGCTTCCAAGACTTCAACCGCCTGTTCAGAAGTTTCAGGACGTGAGTAGATAAGACTTGCTACATCAACGCCCATCAACTCCGCCCATTTAGAGTCCCAGGTATTCTCAACGTCAATATAAACTGCGGTCTTTCCCGACTTCTGCACATTTGCTATAAGTTTTAACGCCATCGTGGTTTTCCCAGAGCTTTCCGCTCCGTACCACTCGATGATTCGTCCAAGAGGCATCCCTCCGCCACATTCAATATCGAGAGAAAGTGAGCCAGTTGAGACACGCTCTAGATCAACAGTTTTAATCCCAGATCCTTTCATCGCCAGACCTGTCCCGTATTTCTTTTGGAGACGACTCATGATCTCCTCGGCGTTACTCATCGCTGATACGCTCTCCGATTTCATTGATGTGCTTCATCAACTCTTTAGCTGCTCCTAGCGACTCCTGACTGTGAATATCGCGGGCATGCCCTGGAACTCGGCTTTTTCGCATTTCGAATTGAAATCCTCGTCCAAGTTTTACTCGATCTCGCTTTACTATGACGTACGGATGAATCATTTTCAGAAATCGATCCGCCATGTTGGCTGTTAAAATCCAATCACCAACGGGCTTGTGCATCCCATGACGCTTGTAAACTCGAAGATATCCACCGAATTTTCTGTGAATTGATTTCATAAGATCCAGATGAGTATTTACAATTCCGATTCTAAGCGAATAGACCGTAGTCTTTGTTAGAGGCTTCAAGCTTCGTAGAATTGTTAGATATCCTTCTCCGTCGAACAGACCAGCTAGATATTTCGGAGTTAGTCTATCTTCGATTTCCATTACCGTTTCCCTCTTCGTGCTTTTGCTGTCGGAGCTTCTAATGTACTCTCGTATCCATACATCGCAAGGACGAATGCATCGGCTATGTCGTCTTGATCTATGTCAATTTTATATTTGTAGTTAATAAAAGCTCGTACTTCTGGCTTTTTTACGTTTCCCTTACACCCTAATCTGCTTCTAGCTGAGGATGCATAGATCAAAATTGGTTTTGCTTCTTTTCGAGCAAGCCAGTCCCACAAAACTGCTCCCGACAATCTAGCTAGCAACTGAACTGTTCGATAGTTGTTTTTGAGAAAAACGTCCTCAACGACCATCAAATCTACATCAGAGCGCGAGATAACAACGCTCAAATCACCAGCGATAACACGCATAACATCAAACTGATCAATACTTGCTTTAGTCTTGGCCTTCGTACCATACTTCTCTTTCAATCGCTCTACTGGGTTGATCACTCCCGACGCGAATATTTTTCCATCGTCGAGAATGCACCAACCCGTGCTTACGCTGCTGATATCAACCCCAAGAACTCTCATTCTGCAGCCTGCAAAGTGTTGTCTGTTACAGCCTCATTAAGCGCTGATATGTCATCTTCATCTAACCAGAGATCCAATTGCATCGCTCCCTCACAGTACACACGAATATGTTTCATCGGACGATTCGTTGTGGCTGCTAGGTAATTCTCCACGTCAAATTTAAAGCGTTTAGATTCGTAGCGCGTGTTCATTTTTATTGAAGAGAAGAGACTAGAGGACTACAGGCAGCAGCACCGTCTATTGGGTGGCCCATCGTAGCCTCTAGTCTCATCTATGCACCAGCCTCCGATTACGCCAAACGCTCGATCACGACGTGCAGCAAACCCGCCGTAAGAGGGAGAGTAACAAGCCCCGGAACGATCGGGAGAACTGCATGAATCAGCGGGGTTACTAAACCCGCAACGAACACCAGCGTCCCAACCGACAAAACTCGGTCAAGATCACTTGAATCATCATCCGTTCGCATCACTGACGCGACTTTCTTCAAGATCTCCGGAAGAGTAACGTTCGCCATATCTATGCTCACCCCCTCTCGTTTCTATTTTAAGTATACACTACCTGATGTATCGGTGTCAAGTATTTGACTTCCAACGAATATCGTCAGTTCCAATGACGCGCTTCTCGAACATTATTAGCGTGAGACAGTGCCAGGCCGCGTGTGCTAGATGATGCTTTCCACTTTCGGGGTCATACGATTCTCCGTTTAGCCATAGCATTAAATGTCGATACAGCGCATTTACCGAAAGCGACCATTTATAGCCCTTACGATAATTTGTGGGGTCATATTTCTGTGCCCCATACCCATAGACGCTGCCTAGCTCACTCAGCGCTTCGGGCGGTGCCCATCCCAACTGAGATTCTTTGCTACCCTTAGCTCCGCCAGTCTTAGGGTCAACAACAATCGTCTCTACTACTCGACTTGTCATTAGGCGCTCGCTAGATTTCAAAGAACGTCCGCACCGTCGTCTAATGGATTTAGCGTAGTCGCTGTCGTTGATTCATCTGACTCGGTTTCTGCTTCTTTCTCTGTCTCTTCCTTCTTGGGAGGAACTTGACCCTTGAGTAATGCATTCAGACGTTCAGGATTTATTTTGTAATATTCATCTAGGTCTACCTTCGCCAGAGTAAGCTCACCCTCGGACAACGGCTTCATATTCGGAGTAATTGTAACAGAGTAGCGCGTGTCCAGTTTCTCGCCCTTACGAGTAACGGCGATATCAAACTGCGTGGGATGCTTTTCCCACTCAACACTGGTCGCGTGAATCTGCCCCTTCTTCTCTTCGCTAAACTCCCAAATCTTAACTTTGCCGTCGCGACGATCTAGTACATTAACAATGTTCACTTTACGAATCACGTTTCCTGCAGCTTTGACGCGCTCATTATCTTCTCGCGCAACAGTAACGGGGTATCGCTTTCCGCCAACCTCAATTCTCGTCATGAAAACTTGCTTCGGCTCCATGTCTAGAATGCGCACGGCAGCCGTCTCACCGTCCTTTAAGTTAAAGTACAAAACCTTACTGTACTCTGTCTGTCGTGCATCTGGTTCCCATGCCTTCATCGTTTCGTTTGTCTGTGCGCTCATTCGACCCTCCTAAGCTACTATCTGTTCCGTCACTAATGTATCTAGAAGCTTCTTGACACTATTAATGTATTCCACCGTTCTGGCTAGCTGTCCCTGATAGAAATTAACAAGGCTTGTAAGTGATCTAACTGCATACGACGCTTCCCTCTCAGCCGATGCTGAGACAAACTTTTCTCCACTAGCTAATGTAGTTGACTTTGCGGTTAGATAACTCTCGGCCTCCTGATTATCAAGAATCGACTTCCACTTGTAAAACTGCGATGCAAAATAGCTATGTAGCGCGGTTGTTTCAGCCAATAGCTGTTGTAACTTAACTCTGGGAAAGAATCGATCGGCCAGCGCTCCTACCATCGTCTCTTTATCAATATCAGATAGTCGTTGCGCTAGCTTCGACGCCTCAGCGGGAATCAGAGCTTCATATTCAGACGACAAAGTTTCTAGACTGTTCATACTTGCTCTCCCACCAGATGCCCGCCCTCCCAGGCGACCTCTCCAATAGAAAACTTGCTTCCAACTAGATCTCCCATCACGTATTCTAAGATGCCAAGATTCATATAGGCATCGTGTAAGGCATGATGAGGGAGAAGCGTCGGAGCGTATCCAAGAGCGAAGCTATGCCCAATCGTTTTCGCTGCGTGTTTAGTAGACTGAAACGATGTTTGATGCCTCACAGCGTCCATAAATATCAACGCATTTAGATCAATGCTTCTACGCCCAAACAGCGCCGCAGACTTTGGCAGCCATTTTCGTACAAATGGCATATCAAAGGCTCCCACGTTCAAACCGACAGGAATCAAATTGTATCTCTTCCCTTCTTTATAAAGAGGGGAATGCTTCGCCCAAGCATACAGTCTTTCATCCACTTGCTGAGCAGTCTCCAACTCAACTCGATCTACTTTGGTAATATTCAGACCGTTTACTCTCATAGCTTCCGGACTAACCATCAGATTCTCATGTCTTACCTCAGCATAGAATGAACTCATATCAGACGCCATAACACATCCAATAGACAACAGAGAATGGATGGCGACTTCGCTGCCGCTGCTCTCAATATCTAAGGAAATCAAATCGAAGTCTAACATTAGATTGGTGCCTCCCCGTCTGAGATAGGAATTGCGTCTTCCTTCAGGCTACTAACCACGTCTTCATTAGGAGTAAATTCGCGAATCTTTCGACTAACTGCCTGGGATTTCTCTCGTAGATGCGTCATCTGCTCAGTTGCTGGCATAGGCTTCAACAATTCGTCTAGATCATATGTTGTAATCTTCTCTGTCAAAGCTCCGATTTCACCCGTTTTAGCCACTTGATATCGCGTGTCGTCCTTCGATTTGCCCGTGCGCACAATCGTTATATCGTATAAACGAGCATCTCCTGCAATCTTCATCAACGCCGCCAGGCCATCCTTGGCGTTTCCGTCTCTGTCTATGTATCCGACCAGCGCTCTTGAATAAACCATCACTTTGACTTTATTGTCCGAGCGATCTAAGACGTTGGTGTAGATTCGGAGAGTTTTGCTATCTCCACGATTGCAGAATAGACAATCATTCCCAGGACAGATAACCGGTTTCTTTCCCATACTTTCGAAGTGCACGTAACGACACACCGGAGACTCGTCTAAAATACGCACTTTGTACGAACCCTCGTTAAGGCGCAGCAGAGGGAATCCAGCGCTGTCGCTCGTCGAGTCGGGCATCCATTTCTCTAAGGCAGCCAAGTATTTATTTTCGTTCATGCTTTCCTCCTCTTCTACAATTAGTATATCACACCGTGTTAGTGCTGTTAATTATTCTCTTTGGCATACTTGAGATTTCCAAGAGATTTCCCATACTTTACTTCCACCGCAAGAGGCACAATAATTCCAGGCATAGCTCTGGTCATTTCTCGTTCCATAATCTCCGCAGCTTTCTTCCAATCGCTCTCGCGTACCTCAGTAACCAGTGAATCATGAACAGGCAATACGAGCCGCGCTGTTGGACACTCTGCTTTGAAGGCCATAGCAATACGATTCATTGCCGCATAAAGTATGTGTGCTTCAAGATTTTGTATCGGGAAATTCACTGCCGATCGCTCTGCATGACCTCTCATCTTCTGATCAGGAGACGTAATTTCTGGCAATCGACGACGCGCTCCAAAGAGACTTATTACAAATCCGCGCTGTCTAGCCTCTTGAATCTTTCCTTGTGCATACTGTCTCGCTTTTGGACAGTTGGCAAAAAAGCGGGTGATATACACCTGTGCTTTCTCTTCACTAATTTTGAAGTGAGAGGCGATTTTCCACGCCGACGCTCCCATAATAGTCGCGTACGTGAACGCCTTAGCATTTTGTCTCTCTTCTTTTGTAATTTGATCTTCTGGCTTATTAAAGATCATTGATGCTATAACCTTGTGCACGTCGCGCTTTTGTCTAAGATCTTCAATCATTTTCTGATCGTTCATGTAGTTTACCCAAATCCTGAATTGAATTTGCGCATAGTCTGCAGCCACCAAGACACAACCCTCGTCAGCCACAAAAATATCTCTCGCTCGACTAGCTATGGTTGCTTTGCCACTTTCATCTTTTTCATCACGCGCAATATTCTGCAGATTGGGATTACGAGAGGCTAAGCGGTGAATCTCAGTTCCATACAGTAGAAACTTGCTGTGAATACGTCCATCTTTTCGAATAAACGCTTCGAAATTCTCACCGTAGGCCGACACCAGATGCTCATATGACCTCTTCTCTGTGATCATTCTTGGAATTTCGTGCACACCAGCAAGCTCTTTAAGCGTGATTTCATCTGTCGATGCATTCCCCGTTTTAGTCTTTTTAACCGGCCTGAGCTTGAGAATATTGAACAGAATCTTTCGCAATTGTACTGGAGAACTGTAATTAATCTCATCTAGTTCCAGCATAACTTTGGCTTGCGCGGTAACAGGATGCGCCTGCAGTTGCTTGTCAATATCCTCGGCGTACGATTGATACTCTTGACGAGTGGCATGAAGTCTCTCAATATCAATCTTCACCCCTGCCCATTCTACGTCGATCAGCGTATTCTGCACCGGCATCATGATACGTCTGAACACGGGCATTAGATTTTGTGTGTCTAGCTCTTTTAAGAACAATCTACGCAATCGTCCGGTAGCGTCCACGTCAGCAGCCGCATAGGGCCATAGCACGTCGAAAGGAATCTTAGCAAAATCGACGGTCTTCTTGGCGTATGTCTTGTCTCCCTCAATTACGAGCTTAGTCTTCCATTCCTCGATTTCTGCATTGTACATACCCAAGTCTGTGAACTCTAGCGCCAACTCTTTAAGGCCATGACTTCTTGCATTCTCATTTAGGAGATGGTGCATGATAATCGTATCGTATGCGAAGTTCTTCACTTGAATCCCAATTGCTCGTAGAAAGGGAATATCAAACGCTCCTAGATGTGCAGATTTTGACACGTCAGACTCAAAGAACGTCTTAATCTCTTGCATCACGTCTGCTTGACGCTCACTCCACCATTCTTTTCCGTCTACGAAAATCGGCACTACATACGCCACGCGCTCGGCAGGGGAGAACCCAATCGAAATAATGCGATGCTTATCTACATCAAGCCCTGTCGTTTCAAGGTCGAAGTCTACCGTCTCTGCCGCTCGTAGCTCTGCAAGAGCCGCATCCAGATCCTCAAGCGTTTTGACAAGTTGATAGTCCGTAGGCAGTCTCTTAGTCTCCAGCGATTTTCCTTCAAGCATCAACTTAATCATTCGCAAGTCCTTGACAAATTGATCTTTCAGTCGTGTATCTCCAGGATTGCGAAGAATATACGATGGATGATAGGTCGGTACCAGTTTACAATTAAAATCCTCACTAGAGAAGATAGATCCTCGCAAGCGTGTAATACCCGCTTTATCAAGAAAGACCTTTAGCGCTGTCGCTCCAAGTAATACTATGATCTTAGGTTGCACTTCTCGAATTTCTCTGATTAGATACGACGCATCACCAACGATCTCACTCATGGTTGGGACACGATTCTCAGGAGGGCGCACATGATACACATTTGTAATATAGACCTGCTCACGGTCAAATCCGGCCTCAATAAGACATTTCGTAAGCACCTGCCCAGCAGGACCAACAAATGGTTTTCCTTGCGCATCTTCCTCAGCGCCAGGAGCTTCACCAATAAACATGAGTTCAGCAGGCGTAGGACCCGCGCCACAGACATATCGTGCATTTGGGATAGGGAGCGCACCTTCTGGGCACTCCTTGAATACTACGCTAATTATAGGTTCTGCTATCTTTTTAGTGTTCATTCTCGTAGTCATGATACCGTCACAGCATCCTTTATGGGATGTGCTATGCTGTGATACATTTGCATCTTCTCTTTGCTACATTCTACGAGCGTGTGAAACGAATCGTAAAAATCGTAATACAGTCGTCCTCTAAAGGACGACGTACGATTTTTAGCACCAAAGTTAATCTCAACAATGGGCATCCACTCTCCGCTAGCTTGATTTATAACTTTCAGCTTAGCGGTTTCTACGCCTCTCGTATTCAGTTCATTGTACATCACACCGACCACATCCGCGTCGTATCCAAAGTCCGAACTTTCTTTAATGTCATCGATTGTGGGAAGTTTGTTGCTGTCGCGCTCAGGTCGACGCAATTCTACAGTAGCTAGAATCGGCACGTTATATATGTTTCTCCAGCGTTTGATAGCGTCAGAGATCTGTATAGAGTCCTCTCGTCTGTTGTTGCTAAATTTCTGCGGCACTCGAATACGATGCAAACTGTCGATGATCACTACCAGTTGTTTCTCTCCAGCTATTTGCTTATACATACTGATGTATCGTTCAACATCAGTAATATCTCTGATACTAGTCTCATCCTTAATAGCGAATGAATTGGAAAGACTGTGTAAATATTTCAGAGCATCGTCGTACTTTGCTTTTAGACGTGCTCGTTCCTCCTCAGTGTAGGCCTCGTTTAGCTCAATGCGATACTTGGGATTTAGCATTGAGTTGATCTCTAGCCCACAACGCATGGCTAGCAGCCGAGCGATTACCCCATCTTCCGATTCATCAAGAGACAAGCATAGAATTGACGCCTTTTCAGGATTTGATTCGAGAATATTCATCGCGAGATTTCGCACAAACGCACTCTTGCCCGTTCCCTGATAACCAGCAAAAAGATATACTTGATTCTGTAATCCGTCCATAACGTCTGTAAAAATTGGGTAACCGCAGGACAGTCCCAGTCGTAATCCGCGCATTTTAGCTTGCTGCTCAAAGCGCAGCAGCGACTGTCCTAACAGCGACTTCTCTTTAATCATATCTGCTTCGACGATGAGAGTCGTATCACCTTCTCTAGCGATAATGTCGTCGAACGCCTCTGTAATCACCTCCAAGCGAACATCGAGTTCCTTAGCCATACGCTTGCACATCTGCTCTTGATCGATTCTATCTCTCTCTAGCAAGATGGCACGGAGCGCTCGGTCACGATGTGCTTTGTCCTTTGATTCCTTAAACTTCTCCAAATAATGCTCAAACATCGACCGGCGGCCTGATGTTAGCAAGAAGTCGTGTTTATTTAAGCACTCATCAGCATCCTTACAGTCGTCGCGCACTTTCAAATATAATGATATGCCGTCGGACGACTTGACGCGCCGCATAATAACCTCTTCGCCAGCTTGCCCACTTGCGTCGTTGTCAAGACATAATTCAATGTCCTTCACGCCCTTTCGCAGAAGCGCCTTTATATGCTCGTCGGTGAAGTTTACCCCGCATAGGCCCACCACATTTTTAATTCCCTTTTTCCATAGAGTAACAACGTCTGCAAATCCCTCCACTAAAATTACACTATTCTCGTTATTCTTGATCTGATTGAGATTATACAATACGTCTGACTTTTTATACACAGGAGTGTACGAGGAGTTAATATAAGATTCTACTCCCTGCTTTTCGGCCTCCACTCGATTCAATAGAGTACGACTAGCAAATCCAACCACGCGTCCATACACATCCTTAATTGGAAACAGCAATCGTCGATTAAGCAACTTTTCAGAGACTAGTCCTGCATCAACGAGCAATTCACTTTCATAGCCTCTTTTGGATAGCGCCTCGATAAGTTTCTCATACGAGCAATAACCCAATAAAAATTCGCCAGCAACACTATCCCAGCCACGCGCCCTAACGTACTCCATAGTCGTCTCTGATTTGCGCAGCCCCAGATGAGCAAGTTCGGCTGCTGCTTTCAGAACTTCGTAGATTTTATTACGTCGCGCTTCTTCTGGACTTAAATCTTCATATTCGATCTGCACTTTAAGAAGCTCAGCCAGATACAGTAGCGTGTCTTGCACCCAGGTGGGACCGTCCTTTGGCTTGTCCTCTAAAAGTCGCGCTGCGTCGAAGATATCACCTTTTTCAAGACAGGCATGACACTTAAATCGCGTATCGTCCGGGAAGAATCCGCAGCTAAAATTGATATCGTTGTTCGAGTGAAATACTCGATTGGGACACTGAAACATCTGTCCATTTGACGAGAACTGAGTCTGTTTAAGCTCTAGATATCGACCCAAGCCTTGTCTAACAACAGATTTCAGACCGTTCATGTCTTTTACTTTGCGCAGCATTTTTTCTCCTATCTCTAGTATACACTACCTAAGATATCGGTGTCAAGATCTCTAGACCTTAGGCAAGAACCAGCCCATCGAAACTCCACTCGATTTCGAAGCATCCTCAGCAGCACATCGATCTTGAAAGCTACACAAATGACACTTCACATAAGTTGGGTCAAAGTTTTTGGCTTGAATCTTCATCCAATCCGCATCGATAGCCTCTATCAATTTTTTGTGATCAAGCTCAGTTCTCGAAGCCCACTCTACCATTTTGTGTCTAGGGTATAAAAATCCAATTTTGCTAGCTCTCAGATTGAGCACTCTGAGTACCGCTAAATCGTATATTGTCACCTGATCGTTGGCGAGCAGTTCGGCTTCGGTGAGTTTGTACACTCCCGTTTTGAAGTCTATAATCCAAATTTCTCCACCAACTTCAACGATTAGATCAACGATCCCTATCAAATCGTACGTTCTTCCTGATGCTGCTACTACAGAGACTGAAAATTTCCACTCAGTCTTAATTGGCGCTTTTAAGATGCCAACTTCACCAGCAAGCACGTGAAATTTTGACAGGATAGTTCTGCCCATGCTTACCCATCTTCTTTCTGATTCAGCGCTGGGAAATTGATATTTCTCTCGTTTTAAATACTCAGAGAAGCTAGCAGGCCAAAGATCAAGAATGAACGGAAGATCAAAGTTTTTTGCCAGATACATCTTGTTTATTACTTTATGACAGGCTGACCCAACAATAGTAGAGATCATCTGTGGTCTATCAGGAGCAACACGATCCACATACTTATATCGATACTGACGAGGACACCATTCAAACGTAGACTTGCTTGAATAGCTGACTCTTTCCATTATATGTCCGAGGCTAGCACTCTAAGACGACTATACAAAGTTCTCAGAATCGGATATCTGCGTAATTTCTCAACCAGCACCGATACTCTAGTTTTACTGATGTGCAGCCTCTTAGCGATTTCTGTAAGAGAAGTCCCACAGCACAGTTGATCAAAAATCACGATGTATTTGCTAGCGATATGCTCATCATTGAGAGACGCAACAATTTGCTTTCTAAGAATCGCTCTAATCTTTAACAGCATCTTCTTGTAATCGTCTTTCTCGGTATTTAATTCTCTAAAGTTCATTGAACAAATCAACTGAGGAGCCATGAAAATCTTTTTATTTTGCTGCTCGTCTTCTATCATATTAGCGTCTAGACTCACACACCCAGACATGGCCCTCTGAACGGCTGCTTTATTGATATTAGTAAGTTGAGGAACGTGTACAGACGCTCCAGATTGCGATATGCCACGACCCCAACTTCTCCCGTCGCGAGACTGAGCATCCTCGCGCAATTTTCGCAGCAATCTATCGTATCCGTCAGGATGTATGGTCATTTTCAAAACGGGATTTGTACTCTTACTCCGCCCTCCTGCTCTCGCTGATTAGCATAGCCATAGAACAAGATTCGCCTTCTTGGAGAAGCATGAGCGTATTTTTCCTTCATCTGTCTATTAAGAATGTCAATATATCGCTCATTTAACACTATGAGATTGCTCCTTGAGGTGGTTTCGTAAGATTTTCCAATAGATAAAGCCGCACAGGAGCTTGCACTCAGACTAAGAGCAATTAGCAAACAGAGTCTATTCATTTTTATCTCCGAGAGCCAGATCAATTAAAACATCGTTTATATCATTTCTATCGATTGACTGACGATTCTTATCCATAGTGTGCACGATAGACTCTTCTAGCTCTGCACAGTTAGCAACTTCTTCAACTCTATAGCATTCGCTCAGTTTCCCGCTATATTCTTTTGCTCTTAAGGGAGTCAGCCATTCCATAGCAGTCTTCCCTTGTAACGGGCCTCTCGCTACAGTAACTCTATATAATCTCTGATGTGATACCGTCTTTGTTTTCATCTGCATCGCCAATCACATGGTGGAAAGCACTTTTTCCCGCAGTAGACACATGAGCAAGAGATTATGTCCGACATTTCGTTTTAGTCTGTCGTCTAAATAGTCGATCACATCTAAGACACACCGATATCTTCCAGCCACACAGCGTCATAGGACCGCACATAAGCTCATTGTGCTTGCAAAATGTCTTTCTGAACCAGTTAACAATTTTTCGTCTCATCTTCAAAGTTCCTGCTAAACAAGCGTCTAGCTTCCAGCCAGTCCTTAACTCGTGAATCGTCCATTTCGAAATCTTCACCATGTTTAAGAGTCGCAATAATTTCTCGCTTAAACTCGTCATACCATGCTAGGGCTTCGTCTACAGATGCTCCAAAATGTAGCAGTAGAGCAAGAGCAAGCTGCGACGGTCCACTTCCCAAATAGCCCCATTGAAAACCCGTGGGAGAATGATCTACCACTTTGCGACTAGCCTCCAAATCTAAGGGCTTGCCGTCTACGTAAACCATGTTTTCTTGGGTGATTCCCGTAATCATTCTATTCTCCTCACCCAGTTCTGAAAGCCTGTTGATACGTACACGATTGGAGTTGCTACGTCCTTTTCCAACTTAGCGATCTGCTCTTCTGCTGCGGCGTCCAAAATCTGACTATTATGCAAGTCAGGTCTTAAGTAATCAAAGAAACTGAGAGCGATAGCATCTGGCTCGCAGGCCTCGACCATCGCCTCTACTAGTTCTGGATTCCACTTTGCGATTCTGCGAATACGCTTGGTCACCGTAGTTCTCTCTGGCTGTATGTACCCGCCAGTTTGCGCAGCCAATTCGTCCCAAGTAACTTCTTCTCCCATGTACCCTGAGGGGCCAGCAACGCGAATTGGAAATGTTCGCATCACAGCTATAGTAACGTAGTTCACATTGTTTGTCAATCCAACATCGTTCAACACCTGAGGAGGAGTAATATCTCTACTTGTGGCCGTTGGGTAAAATGGCCCATTGAGGCTTAGACCCCAGCCCTGTGTACTCTCCACGACAATTGCCGTGTTTCTATCTCGATATTGCTTTCGAAGCTCTTTGCCTACATCTCCGATGTACGACTGCAAAATCTCAACATTCTTAGCAACCGTAGCGCGGCGCATAACTTTGTCAGCTTGAGCCGCTCCAACTCCTTCTCCGGTGCTACCAATGCCTTTAACTAGATCGTGCTCTGCTTCTCGGTGTTTTTCTTCGACTATTGTAACATGACGATCAATCATCAGGTGCTCTTGACAATAGTTAGCGCCCATGTGTGCGTCTACTAGATCTATCTCTCTGTGTAGAACTTCAAGATCAATCAGCGCACCAGGTCCGATGTAAAGCTTAGCTTTGTCGTTGAACCACCCACACGGAATCTGACGCATAGCATAGACTCGTCCATCAACTATAATCGAATGTCCAGCTTGCGGCCCGCCAGACCGTACAACGGATAGATTCTGAAGCCCCGTTGCAGCGTTAATGTTCACTCTGTTCTTAGGGTCTACGAGCCAAGCGATATAAGCCCCCTTACCTTCGCTTCCGAAGGCTCCGCCAATCACTATCCACACCGAACTCTCATAGAGCGATGCACGTCTCATTTTTCCTCCTGTTTTGCTTCCACTGTCTGTTTTGATTCTTCTATCTGTCTAAGAATGTTTATGTCATTAAAATATATGTAATACGCTAAGTCAGAGCGCTTGATCTTCTTAATCGTTTCTGCCAGGAACTGCAAGTCAGACTTCGAATAAGTTTCAAGTTGCAGCACAGTCTGAATCAGTTCTTTTGTTGCTTGTCTACCCTTGGCATCGCCCGTGCTATGCAGGGCTGAGACTCGACTATACTCTCGCATTAAGAGATTCACCAGCGGAGATAGCTGCGCTGCAGTTAGAATTTCTAGCTTCGTCAGATTATAGCGCGTAGACGTGATCAACTCTACATCGAAATGTAGCGCTCGCAATAGCTCCATAATTGCCCGATAGCGAGCAGCAGTATACGTCTTACGCATGATCATGACTCTTTGCATTCCCGCTCTCTCAAAGAAAGGATTGTATCGTGCCATCACGGCCATGGTCTCAACAACCGACTTTGCGTAGGGAGAGTTTAGATAGTTACGCACGATTTCTGCTCCTAATCCTATCCCCCTAAACTTTGGCGTAATAACCACGCGAGAGATCACCTCTACCTCCTCGTTTAGCTGTTTATAATTTCTCACATATCGCTTGTTGGTAATAAAGTTGCGCTCCTGACTTTCAAGCATCGGATAACGAGTAATCAGCGCTCCGATTACAATCCCGTTTAGCTTAGCTGAGTACACACTTCGTAAAGCGACGGGAGCTTTCTCATTTTTATAGTGAAACGCAGCCAACCCTGACTGTTCATAGTCGTTGTACGTCCCTAGCTCATACTTAATGTCGTCTAGCATTGAAAACTTGCGTGAAGTTATTGTTCTGTGCTCGACGGTTCCGCTTGCTCCGTAGCTTTTCTGCACCAGTACATCGGGATTCAAATCTGCTTCTAAGTCAGTATGCGTCGTCGCTACGATTAATGTTACTCCAAGTTTTCTAGCTAGTTTCTGTATACTGTAGGCGATCACTTTCGCCGTTTCACGATCAAGAGTAGCACAGAACTCATCTATCATCCATACCTTTAAATTTGTGTCGATCATTCTTGCTATTCTGTAGCGATAGGCTTGTCCATCACTAAGCTGCGAATATTGTCGTAACATCAAGAAAGCGTCTCCAAGACCGGCACGTGCTAGAATTTCTAATGCTTCTTCAACAGTCCTTCCCACGCTGTCTATTAGGACGTCGCTACCATCTATCATGAGCGTATTTAGAGATATAACTCCGTAATCTTGACTGATTTTCTTATACAAGTGTCTCAGCAACGCAGATTTACCTCCGCCGCTATCACCAGTAATATACACCACATCTCCAGTATTGATTGTTAAAGGCTGACGATCGTACACCACGAATTCCTTCTCTTCATCAATTCCTAAGCCAAATGCCTCTGCAACGACCACCGTACGATCAGTAATCGCAGCACTCGTCTTGAAAGAGACGCTAATCAGACCATCGAACAGTGGCATTTTGTCCATTTTACCAGTTTGCGGGCGCGTGTCCCCACAGTTCAAAGGGAGCGTACGCTTTGTACCCTGTTTTTGTCTTTTTCAGCGCGACATACGCTTCGTTCATCAAGTCTTCGTGCTTAATGTCGGCGTTGAAGAGTAGTTCAGCCGCTTTCTCAGAGGGCACAAGATAGTAGAAATTCCCTCTCTTGAGAACATCAACGTCGCCCTTAAACACTCCTACAATCTCAGTTTTCATCTATCTCCTTGATCACTACTTTATGGGTTCGATTCTCCAGCGGGCTAGCCCCATCTTCATCGATACCCAAAGACTTCGCCAGTTGATAGGCTTCTCTAAAAGCTTGAGACTGACCCTCGCAGGTCGTAACTGAGTGCACGTCTCCCAATTCGAATCCTATGACAGCATACATTATTTCTTAGCCTCCAGCTTCTTTTTCAGACACGCATGACACAGCATTCGATCCTGTAGTTCCTTTTGTTCTTTATCTGTCAAAGGGCGTTCACTAGTAAGTACAACTACTAATTCGCAGTCGTTGCATCTAAGATCGCACGTGTGATTGTACATTTTTTTGCCTCTAGTACAAGTATATCACACCGTTGTCTTTTTGTCAAGTCTCTTCTTGTTTTTGAACTTTGCAAGCTTGTCTTTAACTCGACTTTTAGCTAACTCCTGCAACTCGTTCAGTCGTTCTACTTTAACAGCGTACATAGTCTCGACGACTTCATTTTTAGGAACGTTAGATGCAATATCAGTTGCTAGATTGATCGCTTCATCTAATTCAGATGCTTTCAAAGCGTTAAATCCTCGTATTCCTAGCTCTTTCGCTGCTTGCTTTCGCGCCTTTGCAAGTCCAACGGTACTCACGCTATCGCCCAGCTTTCGTATGGCCTCAGAACGACTTCCCACATAAAACTCTTCGTGAAGTTTATGAATAGATGCGTTAGCGGCTGACTTATGACCCTGACAATCTTTGACCTTACATTGTGCAGGGCCGATGAAATGCCCGAACTTGGGGTCTTTCTGTGTTTCGCTCATTTCACGCTCCTTTCGAGCACGATGAACGACGCGATGTGCTTGCATATTCTCCGAGTCAATACGTTCTGATCACATCCGCAGCGATACGAGTATCGTCCTTTCCCTGTCTGATACTTAGCGATTCTGTAGATTCGTCCGTCTTTGCTCGACAGAGCAGCACCATGCGCGACTACCCCATAGAGGATCTTTGCTGGCTTCTTGATTGCAACTTGCACCCCAAGCACATCAGCCACTCGATCCCAATCTTTTCCAGCGATCATATCTGCCTCCTGACTTCTTTCATGACACGCTCGTAGAGTTTTTCTGTGCCTGCCTCGGTCAAAGTCAATTCTAGCTCCGTAGCGATCTCAGGCAGCACATCAGAAAGTTCATCGTGCAACCTATCAAGCAACGCTCCTGCAATCTCTTTGATGTACGCTCGACTAGACTGTACGGTTGTCATGACGCTCTCCTTTCTACTACAAGTATACACTACCTAAGATATCGACGTCTAGATAGACGTACGTCTACTATTTCACTCTCCAGCATCTGAGTTGCAGGTTCGCATTGACTCCTAAACCCTCGATAGCTTTCATATAATCAGCGTTATGCTGCACGGTTGCGCTTCCCTGTACTACCGCTGCATTTGCCCAAACTCCCCCTGTTACGATAAGAGAGTTTCCTCCACCATTAATCTTAAACGTTCCGGTCGTGTAGATTGCTCCATTAATTATCCCATTCCCGTTGACTGTTGTGTCCATTGTGTTGGCGTCTGCTGTCTCTACATTTCCCACTACGACAATGAACCCTGCGATCGTTCCTATGTTTCCGTTCAAAATCAAGTCTCCATCAATATACACAACGTTGGGTACGCCCGTTGCTGAGTTACTAGGGTCTGTCGGAGAGGTGTACCAAAAAGACGATGGGAATCCAATTGATTGCACGTTGCCACCCAAGTGCACGTTGTTTTGAGACTGAGCTATTTCGTATAGTCTGTTGTAGTCAAGTCCTGGGAGAGGATTGGCATCCGGGCTAGAAATCACGTTTCCACTTACATTTTGCGTATTTGAGACTCTCTGCTCTGCCGTAAATACATCACCAGTTACTGCGTACGAATTCCCGGTCAGATCGACGTTGTTCGCTCCCCAAATCGCGTAGTTATAAAACCCGTTTTGAGGAGTGCGAACTAGCGTTACCTCTAACTTTTTAACAATGCTGTTCACTGTGCCAATAGTTGAGATTGTTCTAACAGACGATGTTGGACAATCAATCGAATACTGATAAGATGATGTGATCGCTATGTTCTTTGTGGTAGAGGTCCCGCACAGCGACCAGTATTTGCTCTTGTCTTTTAGCGCTAAGATTGCTTCGTCTACTCCTGCCTCAGCCAACTGAAAAGACTTAACGCTAGAAATGTGTATCAACGCTATAGTGTTTTCGTTCGCGCTACGCACCAGCCCAGCAGCGATAAGAGTGCTGGCCATCGCAACCACAAAAAGCGCTGTTATAAGCACAATTCCCTGTTGATTCTTACGCATTTTCTCCTCCCTCTCGTATCTCTGCTAAAATCTGGGAATATGCCTTCTCCAGAACTGACACGATAGAGATATTGCGCTTGTAGAGTTCTTTCCCGCGCTCTAACGCTCCTTCGATTCCGTAATCTGGAATTAAGCTTCGCAACCCTTCTTTTGCCATCTCGACTATCATTTGATCAGACTCTACGATTTGCTCAGCCATTTCTTTGCCTCCTTCTTAGCCCATCTGTCTGCATCACGTTCGATCCAACTTTTGTCATGAGATTTTTCGTCTCCATCCTGAATCTTTAGCAGAGCCTTCTTCAATTTCTCTGGTTCGACGTTATTGTTTTGATGAACGTGATAGATCTCATGTAACAGAATCGTTACCGTGAAGTCATACAGACTTTTGATCTTACCCAATCGTTTTGTGAAGCGTGGGGTCTCAAACAGGTCTTTCGCGTGATCAGTGCTTAAAATGATTGAGTTTTGTGCAGCATCAAAATGCGTTGTTCCATAGTCAACCACGTCAATCGTTATCCCTTCTAGGAACGGATAGCTCGTCTTGATCTTCTTGATTAGAGCTTTCAGTTCTTTTTTCATTGATCAGACTCCTGCTGTTGCTTGCCGATTCCAAAGCTCTAGCTCTGTGTTTCGCACCTGCAATCGCGTACGAGCGCTCTGATCTTGCGGGTGCTCGTGAACTGAAATGTGCTCTGTAGAACCATACTCTACTGGCTTGGCTACTCTAGCTGGGCGCTGATCGCTCGCTAGTTGCACTCGCAGATTGCACTTGCGAAGATCGAGCGTGTTTCCATTTAAATAAACGACAATCTCTTCCTCAGCAGTCATTCCCTGATGCCCTGGGTCTAAATCAACGATCTCTCTCGCAATATTAAACCCGTACTTAGTGCCATCGTGCTTTTTCACGTAGTCTTTCGTCTCCTGCTTAAAAATGAAGAGTGGAGCACGGTCGTATTGCGCTGCATCTTCAACGTGAAACTTTACAGGACGAACATCGAGCCGATCTTTTCTATACCCGATCGCAACAACTGTCTGTTCTTTCCCGCATTCGCAATTCTGCATCTGACCCTCCTCCGCTTGGCGTTCGCTTCGTTTCTACTACAATTATATCACACCGAGCATATCGGTGTCAAGATCTCGGAAAAGGGCTTACAAAAAGCTTACACGCCGTCTAGTATGATAGTAGACAAGCATCCCATTAGTAGACGCGTGTCTACTAGACCAGTGCTCTCATGGTGGGCTAGGCGGGATTTGAACCCGCAGCCTAGAGATTAGAAGTCTCTCGCTCTATCCATTTGAGCTACTAGCCCATTGGTAGGCTGTCCTAGTGCTGCCCTAGGTTCTGCCCCTTATAAGGAGGCTGCTCTACTGTTGAGCTAACAGCCTAAATCTTCGTTTGATGAGGACAGACGTGTCCATATCTAATTCCAAACTGGCAATTCATACACAAAATCTGAAAACTCGACGGGTATTTGTTTCTCTTAAGCCAATAGTAAAACTTGGTGCCACTACCTACCTTCTCTCGATGTTTATTTCCATCACCATTGATGTGATCAACACTAAGAAATACTATTTCTCGCTCTTCGCAACAGACACAGCATCCTCCATAAGCCTGTACTACGTCTCGCTTTAATTTCTGTTGTTGCTTTTTGATATATGCTCTAAAGTCTTTTGAAGTCTTAAATAACTTCATCAGTTCGTCTCAACCTCGGCACTACATGTGCGGCAGTGCCCATCATACTTCTGAATGCTGTCTCCGATAGCCAGCGCCTTGTAACGCAGGTCGCCCAATGTAGAGTTAGCTGCATTCGTTAAATCGTTGACCACATCGAACCACGTCAACTTCTCTAGCTCTACAGCCTCTGACCACTTTTTCCAGAACTTGCTCACAAACGCCTTGGGAAACATATCTAGCACGACGGATAACTCGCGCACGTGCTTGACTTGCTGTGTCGTAGTGCTCTTGAACCAGTTCATTAGTAGCTGCGCGTGTTTGAAGTACGAGTCGTCAAAATCAAACTCGTCGCGCTGCCACACATTCATTGTTCGTGTCAACCCGTTTGTGCAGACTAGACGATTGAGTCCTGCAGCAACTTGCACCTTTCCGTTCAATGAAACGAACAGCCCGCAGTCAACGAAATCGTCCTTCTGCACTTCCTGACGCAATCGCTTCGCTAAAAATTGAAGCTCGACGTGATCGCCGTGAGACCCAACAACTACACGATCAACGCCAAGATTCTGCTTCTGCACTCCCTCAACGATGCGTGGCAAGCGCGTGTCTGCTTGTTGCCCAGGTGTCACCAGCTTTGTTCGGAGAGGCACATTCACAATCTCTTTCGTTTCTGAGTCCTCGGAAACTCCGCTCACAATGTCGATCAGCACACGCGGAGTTCCAGCATAGCCCCAGTATCGCTGCAGAGCGTCGCGCAGCGTTGAATAGTCGCCCTTTTTGTAGAGCGCGTCCCAATACTTCCCAAAAGGAGCGCTGATCTCTTGTAGTTTCAGCGTAAGCGGATACTCAACGCGCCCTTTGGGAGTGAAGCGCACCGTTTCATCTTCGCGCCATTCACCATCCAAAATCTCTTTCGCCTCACAGACGAACGTAATTGCGTCCGTCAACTGCCCGTCGAACTTTGACCAATGAGCACTCATTTCTTCCCTCCTCGCTCTTGTTCTTCTAGCCTCCAAAGCTTCAACACTGAACTCGTTATAGACCGAGCGACCTTGTGAAGTTCTCGGACTTGCTCTAAGTTTGCGGTCACCTGTTTCGCTTCCTCAGAAAACCCCAGTTCCCTCAAAGCCAACTCCAGCCTAGGCAATAATTGCACCCCGCCAAGCATTTCATTTTCAAAAGTTAGCACAGACCCGTGTATGTGCCCCAAGCGCTTTTCACGATCTTTACAGTCCAACCACCCCGCATCTTCCCACCCGAAAATCTGACTCAACTTCGCCATTCCACCCTCCTGTGTTTGACTCCGCTCCGTTCGTCCTGTCTCTACTGTAAGTATATCACACCTGACATATCGGTGTCAAGTCGGCATTAAGATATATCTCTCTTGTCTCGAAAAGCTAAGAATACAGGGAATCTGGGTACATCTTTGACTCCATAGGGCTGAAACTTGAAGGTGACGATCTTCCCTTTTAACGTGTCGCGTGTCTTCCAAAGCTCGTCTCGCTGTGCGTCATTGAAACCCGTCCCGATGTTGAACTCGTTCGTAAAGTCTTTGCTCTTGACGATGAGTGCTCCCAGCGTTCCAACAGGGACCAAGTTTTCTTTGTGGCTGCTTCGTTCTGTTCGTCCAAAGGCGTCCTTCTTAGCCTCGTTGGCGTTGTGCATCTTTTCTTCGTAGCCAACGACAACGGCTTCGGCATCACTGAATCGCTTCAACTTGAGTAGATAGCCTTCTTTTGATGTAGAACGACCACATTTATATGGCCCGTCAGGAGAGCGGAGCATAACTCCCTCATAACCTTCTGCTAAACAGCGCTCCTCGTACGCAAGCAGGCACTCTTTATTTTTAATCTCAATGGGAAGCACTAGACTGCACCCTTTTGGAGCGTGAAGCTTTTCGAGTCGCTTCATTCTCAAGCGGTACGGCTCTTGCAGATGACCCTCAACCGCGTAATCAAAAATGAAGTACGTAACGTCGGGAGTACCATCAACGCTCATAACTGCGTGAGTCGCCTCTTGAAAAGTACCACCCTCGATCATCAATTCGCCATCTACACCATCAGGAAAGTTCTTCTCGACAAAATCTCGAACATGGTCGTTGGGAATGGGCTTAAATGAACGGCTGAGCAGTCGCCCGCCGATCTTAAGAGCGCGAATGCCGTCTAGCTTGGGAGTGCAGAGCACGGGGTACACGATATCTGACAAAGATTCAAGCTTAGCCGCCAGCATTGGTTTAGTCAATCTCGACATTGTACCTCCTTTCCTCTCGTTTCTGCTTCTATCTATAGTATAGCACACCCCGAACTCGGTGTCAAGATCTCCTGCTGCTTGGCTTCGTCCGGTCGATGAGTCTCACAGTGATAACAGAGCTTCCAGAAAGCCCTATTCCAAAATGAACACATGGTGCATTGCCAATACTCTATCCCATTCAGAGATCGTGTCCTCATTGTCTCTCGCCCCGCTGCTCGTCTGTCGCTTTCGTTTCTATCTATAGTATACACTACCTCGAACTTAGTGTCAAGATTTCTGTTCACTCCCACTTCGTAACTTTCCCAATCAAAGCTACAAGTCGCTGTCTCCACTCTTCCTTCTGCTTTTTGCTAAACACGTCTGAACCCTCGTAACCACCCGCAAGGTACAGCGTCAGATCGGTTAGCTGCTTGCTGGTCAAGCGCAGCACCGCGATGTTCTCTGGCATCAACGTCTCACCTCCCTTCGTTTTTGTTCGCCCTCGTTTCTACTACTAGTATACACTACCTGTGTAAGGACCGTGTTAGCTCCTTGTAAGCTTTTTGTAAGCCCTTTAGGCAGTAGACGCACGTCTATTTTAAACAGTTTGAGCGACTTGAAAGTGTCAGTCGCTCTTCTTTTCTTTCTTTTCGTCTTAAATGGCACGTTTTTGTTCTTTCTTTTGCTTTTTCTTCTTTTGTTTTATATGCTCCTCATCGCTTCCTATCTTAAGTATAGCAGATGAAGGCGTGATAGAAAACTATTCGTTTAGATACAGAAAAGCCCCGCTCTCCGAACTATAAAGAACGAGGCCAAAAGATGTATGAAGCTAGTTTGATACTCTCTAAACGTCTTGAATGCAACCGCAATACTGAAGGACGCGAGCGCGATACTGTCTATCTCGACTGAGGATAGTTCCCTTGATGAAGCTTCGTTAGAGCCTTGAGCACGTCGCCCTTGGTTTCTCTGAGAGCTTGATTGAATTTCTTCTCCCATTCCTGATAACCACGAGGATAGTGAATGGGAATCTTTTTCTCTTTTATTACTTTTAGAAGCTGACTTTCCATTGTGTACATAGTTTATCCTGAATCGTCTTTCTCTAATAGCAGCGGTGAGACTGAAAACTCTGAGGGAGTCTGTCCTGTTTTATAAATTACAGACGCACCGGAGTGTGTTACTGTCCATTCCTCTCCAGCATTCTGTTCGGTTAGCAAATCGCTAGTGGCTCTGAGCATTTTGTTATCACCATTATTTGTTATGTCGGGATTGACAATCGTTATGCTACTGGCAATATGATAGGTTATGGGACCTGGTAGGATACCAATGTCGTGTCCAGCTTCTATAAGCGGAACAATCTCCTGATTCAGCGTGTAGAGAACAATTTTATTATTCTCGATTGTCAAAACGCAGGGCTTAGTTCCAATTCTTCGTGCTGATGAATCTGTAATACTGTAAAGGTATTCATCTCCTCCTACAGTATCTCCTAATGGACCAAGAGGAGGAGCAGTCTCTACTCTCCCTCCTGAGTCATACGGAGTCAATTTTGTCTTCATTAGATTGACAAAAAAGGTGTCTGTAATTGCAACATCTGAATCTATAATCTCTGTCTCAGGATCGACGATTGTTCTAACAAACGGAATTAGAGACGTAATGTTCCAAAAGACTATCATGGAACCACCCCGAAAGAATTAAGCGGAGTTATATCTGTATACGGAGAATGAAAGTGAACTCCAAATATTGTATCGTGAACAGGATTTGTACCCGTGCCAACAGATTTTTCTGAAGCAGTCCAAGTACAAGTGGAACCAGGAAGTTCAGCCCCAGTGATATGGATCACGTACTGTTTGTTAGATTCGAGTCCCTCGTGAGTTTCCCATTTAACTATCTTCGAGTACGGGGTGCCGCTGTTTCCGACTACTCTAATTGCCCAACCATCAGCAATACTGTCAACCAGGTCTCCTTCATCAAATATAGTAATCCCGCTCGCGTGTCCTACTCGTACTGGGAAGGCGTAGGTTCCTGTTCGATCAAACACTTGAAGCATTCTCGAATCGAACCGTTCCTGAAACACCTCTGGGAAGAATAATTCAGGAATCCCTGGAGAAATTGGAACACCTCCGGTACTTGGCTCCGTGCTAGGGCTGATGTGACCAGTTGCTCCGTCTATTACAGGAACGAAACCGAACGCAGGGTTTGCGTGATGTATCAGTAGAAAGTACCCAGGAGCACTAAGAAATGTATGATCGGACGCTTTAGTTACTCCGTAACGAATCCATTCCTCTATAAATACAATCGGTTGAAATGAGAGTCTATCATCATAGACTTTCGGTGTAGTTTTAACTCCCGCTGTCCCACTAACTTCTGTTACGCGGCCTCCATTTCCCTCTTCTCCAAAGGTATCAACGCCATAAATGGGGGATGTTGCGTCAGCGGCGGCAGCATTAAAAAGAAATAAGTCGCCATCTGTCAAAGCTATGTCGGATGAAACACTCGCCCAGGGAGAAAACTCCCAGGTTCTACTCGTGGCTAGCGTAGCTCCATTAGAATCAGAAATCCAATCTGTTTCTGTTACGGTCAAATTAGAATTGATAGCAGCTAGAGTATAGTTAACAATTGCAATTTCTGCTGCTGAATAGAACACTTTATTCTTTACGGATTTAACTACGCCAATGTTTTTCCCATCTTTAGGATCGACAGTTATCCCTTGATACTGCCAGGTTCCCCCGCCGTTCCTAATGGTAATCTTTAATACAATCTCACTGGAAGTGAGAGGAATTAGCCCATGCCCACTTATCCCATCTCCATTGCCAAATGTTACAGTTCCAGTAGTTGCACTATAAGAAAAAAACTGTGCAGTTGAGGCAGCAACTAAAAGCTCGGCAGAAGTTACTCGCGTCCACTTTGTTCCCGCCACGGTTACAATTGCATTCCCTCTTGTCGGAACTAAAATTGCAGAGCCAGAAACAGTAAATGCTTGGTTGGGAGATCCGTTGCTAGTCCCAAGAGACTCGACATTTACAAAATCATAACGAGTGATGAAGCTGGTAACTATATTTGTCCTTTGAGTCAAAGATGGAGTATTAAAGAAATTATCACTATCAATCTCGGCTATAGCTTTGACGATCTCAGTAGATTGTTCAATTCTAGATGGTGTGAATTCCTCTAGAAACAACGAGATTCTATCTGAAAATCTAGAAAAACTGCCACTATTAAAAGTCATGTCAGCGGGTAGCAACTCACTTGTCGTGAGCCAACTGTTAGGAAGATCTCCAAATGTTGATACTCCGCTTGGTGCTGCAGGGAATGGTGCAGGAACACTTGGTTCGCTATGTGTCTGTCCAGCCAATACTCCCTCTGGATCCGCGGTTGTAAACTCATCACAACTAGATGCTGTTACATTTTGTCTAAACCACAAACGTGGATATGGAAATAAAACACCTGGCATATCTGCAACTTCTTGATAGGAAAAGCGCCCTACATTTATAAAGGTCCCATCATCCTGATCAAAAAACCAGGCTGAATTTGCTCCAGCTTTTCCAAACTTAGCATCAATTTGTGGCATATTACGTCTTGCAAGCTTCTACTTTTAGCACAGTAGCCCCGCCAGCCTTTCGTCCGTGATACACTTTGCTAGTCCCTTGCGATTTATCTAAAAATAGAGAGGTTTGTGGCCCGAAGAAAATATTGTCGTTTGACTCGTTGTGAACGATCTCATTCATCAATATAGCCGCTCCGACGGAGAGCGGATGACGCAGATCTTCTATATGTACCGCTCTGATATGAGTTCTTCTAGGCAGAGTTGGAGAGTCCACTATACTATTGTTGGGGAGAGTAACAGTGGTCTTTGCAACTCCTGTTCGATCAATGTAAGCCTCTCCGCGGTTTACGTCGATCCATTCATTCTGAGGGTTTGAAGCTCCTCTAACTAGCAGATTAGGATTTTGTACTACGGGATTTCCGTCGTCATCAAGACTAAAGTATTCTTCTAAGTCGAGTCCCAAGACATTTAGCACCTTCTCAGTCGATTCTCTGAGTTCTACAATATGTCTTCTAGAAATGTGTTTATCAGTGCTAATCGTGCTGAACGTAGTCTTTTGCTCGACGGTTAGTCCAGCGTCCTCTTCCTGTTGTTGTCGAGCCGTTTGTAGTTCCTCAATCTGAACAAATCGTCCGCGATCTGCATTTCCCGCGTAAGTTGCACCACTTAAACCTTTTTTCGTTATTATAGGATCATCTGTCCATCTGGGGATAGGATTCAAGTTATCGTCTGTTCCTTCTACTCCCTGAATACGACCCGCTGCAGTAGTGCTTGCAGTTCCGATCTGGCTATGACAGGTAGGGCACAAAGTAGACATTTTAGTCTTGATAAGCAGCAAACGAGGTTCCTGCTGCATTAATTCGCTTCTGAAACTCTTGCTGTCTTAGAGCCGTAACATTCTTATCAATCTCTGCCTCTTGAAAGAACACCGTGGTTCGAAGAGCGGTTGAACGTTCGGTCTGTCTGCGTCTTTCCTCGGTTGGGACGGTGGCAACGATAGTAGCCACAAACGGTTCGTTTGTTAGAGCAACTTGTGTAGTAAACCCATTGGTTAGATTGTGGACAACTCTCACCACATCGAGTTTTTGATCATTCACTATAACGGTGCTTTTTAGGTCTATAGTTTCATCTCCAATAACAATGATAGATCCACTAATATTCGGACGATTAAGTTTCGCAAATTCAGCATCTGCTCTTTGCTGCATCAATGCTAGCACCGCGGATTCATTGTTGAACGCTTCGCTTGGAATCTGATTTATTGAGATCTGATATTGAGTATCCGTAATAGTTCTCTTAACCGTTCCGCTCCCCTCGACAATAGTTGGTCTTGCTCCATCGTAGGTGTATTTTACTCTAACCGATCCTGGTGTCCAGTAGATATTTGTCAAAACCTCAACATGAATAAGCTCATCAGGCGCTGCGCCTACGACTCCGATTTTCTTCTTCAAAACGTCTCCTACTATTGTTCTTCTAGCATAAACTTTAGGCACTTCTGCTATAAACACTTTTGCTGTGTTCTTATTCTCGTATACAATGCTGCAACTCACCGGAGCTTGCACAGGGAACGAATCAGTCAATGTTCGTAGTGCTTTTTTGAATCCAACGTCATCTCCTGTCTGTGCGATTTCTTCGCTTGTGAAGAAAGTCTGAGGCCATACGGGAGGATGCCCACCAAATCCTATGATACCCATATCCTCCGGAAGAACTTGAATATCTCCATTTTCGTCGTAGGTGGGGCGATCTCTATGAGTTCCCTCAACCTGCACATCGCGAACGTTCTCGGCATTAATAGTAAAGAACTTTCTCAATAGCCCCGTGCTGGCGTCTACTTCTTCATTAAGAAACTGTGGAAGACCAATTTCCTGTTGAACTCTGATTGCTCGTGGGGGCCCAACTAGTGTAAGTTGATCGACTACATCTTCTCTGTTCTCGGTTATATCTAGTTCTATGACGTTTGCACCCTTAACAAATTTTCTGGTTGTATCCCCACCCTGCCCAAAGATGTACAACTCTAACAGATTTGTAGACTGATTAAAATACACCTTAAAGTTTCCCAGTTTTCCGACGATGGTTTCAGTTGCACTCAATAGAGTTTGATCGGTTAAGTAGACCGACCCAGGAAATTGCACAGGAGTTCCACTGGGAATGAATCCGAGAAGAGTCTGCAATAGAGCATCGGCATTAACTTTTGGAGAGATCTCGCCGTCTTTGTCTCTGTCCACGTTCCAGATATCTTTGTCGATTGGAACCACGCTTTCTCGGAATTGCGTGATATTCGATATCACAGTAAAAGTTTTTGTCAGCCCCGCTTGACTGATTCTAGAAGTAATTCCCTTAATTTTGCCTAACAACACGCTTCGTCCGTTAATTTTGATCTCTACGTTATCGTTGTAGACAGGAAAATCAAGCGAGTCGGGATCTCTTTGAATTACAAAAATAGCATTAGAAACTTCGGACCCGTATCCCAATTCTACGGTAGCCAGAATGGCCGTAGCGTCTGATGATCCATTGATTTTCACCTCCCAAGTGGGAGTGGTAAATTTCGATTGCGTTGTATCTATTGTGGGAGTTGGCATATTAAATTATCTCGGTATCAGCAGCGACAGTTTGTGTAGTCGTAGCCGCGATATTTGAATTTGCGCTCTCGTCTCCCTGACCATTGACACCGCGCAGTAAGAAATCATAGGCAATATATATGTCTAATCCGCCAAGATCATATTGCGTTGACGAATTTGGAAGCGGGTCGGGATTAGCGAGGATAAACGTTATGTCGCTGGACTTTTTGAAATAAGCATTATAGAAGGGACCTCCACCGCTCCAAGTTAGTCTAATAACATCACCCAGCGTTAAGTCGATAGCAGACAATAGTACGGGCGCGGTTGGAACGGCTTGCTCTACCACGTCAGTTGAGATTTTATCAGAAGTTCCTGATTTTATCACTATCATTTCACAACAATATCCTTAGTTCTTCTAGTAGAGACTATTTCGATCTCAGAGTCTAGAGTCTCCGTGTGCACCAGCGAGATTACGGTATCAGAAAATAAAAACTTCAGCGGGTTCTCTCCTATAACTGTATCGGAGTCAATAGTCTGTGTGGTCTCAGTAGCGATCAGTTCGGTGATGGGATAGAATAACACAGTCTTGTGATCGTCACCGGACGTAGCTGTTCGACTCTCAACTACGTATAGATTTCCCGTAATCGGAGCGAACTCTTGCACATCGTTGTTCTGCGTAATGCTTTCTCTAGCGAAAGGGGATAGTCCTTGCCAGATCGAATCTCCTAGTGTCAGTTTTATTACGCTTCCAAAGAGTCCAATAAGCGAATTTGGAGAAACCCACGCTATTGCGGAGTAGAGATGCCCATTAAGATCTCGTCCTAGGCCGATAGGGTTTGGTCTAACAGTAGTGCTCACCGAATCATCATAGATAACGAGTTCAGTCATTGACGGGATGCCACTATCGATGATTCCGTGCCACAGAGTTGTAACATCTTCACCACTTGCAGATTTATAGGTATACCAAAGCAGATCGATGCGATGATCGGGATCGTTATGATCTACTGAAATTGTATTGGGTGTAAAGGCTACTTGATCTAAGTCCGGATGAAGAAATGAGGAAAAATCTGGGGATGCCCATGTCCAAGTGCTCGGCCCACTGAATGCTGCTGTTATATATACGGGAACATCTGTTGTCTCAACATTATGCGGAGCATTTACAACAACGTGCAGATTATTATCGAAGTCGTAATCCGCACAAATAACTTCCTCTCCGTCATAGAAGTCTATTGAGACCTCGACTGCAGCAACTGTCCAACTAACTCCCTTGTCTAGGCTATACGCATGATAGAGCGCCAGGTCTGTCTCATTCTTGGCAAATACATGAAGATTCTCGTCTCGATCTAGCATAATCGTAGGGTAACGAAGATTTTTCCCTATAACCGATAGCGACGCGCTATCTACTGACTGCCACGTACCGGATATTTTGCGTCTGAAATACAAAGCTGAAGTTCCAGTGTTGGCTGACCAGACGGTGTACACGTCATCGTCGGAGTCTACCGCCACAGAAGAACAGAATCTACGAGACGCGGGAGCTTCAAGAGTAAAATAGCTGTTCGATGCTCCACCGTCTCCATCTGTCCATGTCAAGCCTCTATCTGTAGAAGTATGATAACGAACTTCAAACGGCGATGCAGTTTGACGTGTAATCAAATGAAAGGTATCTATATCGGTCCGTAATAAAGGCCGCTGCGCGAAAAGAGGGACCCCTCCAGCTACTACGGTCGAGTTTCTATGCACAATGTTGAATGTTGGCTTAAATTTTGTGAACTTTAAAGTACCCTCATCGTTTCCTGTGTCAGTATCGTCTATGAAGACCGCAGGGATATAACCATCAGCAACATCAGAAAATCTGGCCACACTTGGAAAGCTGGTTCCTAGGTTTTCGTTTTCTCCATATAAGTCGTAAAGATCAACGTTGGCGACATTTACAGAAGTCTGTGTAGAATGAAAAGCTTCGACGTTGGCTGAATCGTCTTCTACTATAAAACCACCACCAAAAATAGCTGCAGAGTTTCTATAAATATCGAAAGCAACAACAAAATTTCCTTCTGACGTATATCCCAACTGGGGATGTGTAAATGCTGTACTAGTAGTGGCTGTAAATAGAGCATTCTTCTGACTTGACCAGCTTCCAGTCGCCCCAGGGCGCTTTGCCCAGCGTAGCCGTCTCCCGCTAGTACCACTAAACACAACTTCCCAAATGGCTACTACGTCATCGTCGTTGCGATCTACAAGAATATCTGGTTCTCTCTGAGCGAACCCATCACTTAGACTGGTCGTATCTTCTGATCCCCAGGTCCAAGTTCCCATACTTAGAGTTGCTTTTGCGTAGCTTGCTCTATTGGTAGAGTTTTTGATCCATATAAGATGAAGATTGTTACTTGAATCTGCGTCTATCCCTACCCGCCAGGGATTTGTACTGACTCCTGTAAATAGACTTCCATTCACGGTCCACGTAGAGCCGCCGTCCGTAGAGTACGCCCAATAAACTGCGTTGTCTGTTGTATTTAACCCTGCGATATGCAGCGAATCATCTGGAGCGACTATAATATTGGGAATATGAATGTTTTTACTTGCTACAACTAGAGACGTAGTATCAATTGAACTCCATGTTCCATTTGATGCACGAGTTCGATAGTAGAGACTGTTTGGCGATGAGGAAATGTCTTTCCAAACGACATGAACCGTATCACTAGAATCAATAGCGATAGCGGGAGTCAGACTATCTCGCCCCGCGTCTGAGACTGTATGATATGTCCCTGATCCGCCGCCGTCGCCATCTGTCCACGTGGCCCCATCATCGGTTGATTGTGCATAACGTACAACATAATTTGGATCATTATTCGTTCTCCAAATAACATGAATAATGCTACTCTGTTTCACAATCACCCGCCCACCGTAGGCACGGCTTGAGTCAGAAACTAAGTTATTATCAGATATAGTTACGTGTGTGGGCATTAAACTAGATAGACCTCATCGTTGTCGGTAATTTGAATCATTCTCTTAACATTCTTTTCATTTTTGTCTGTATACTGGTATCCCAGAAAATATTTGATATCAGTATCATTCATTTCAAAGCTACTTCCAGCCCAGGTCATGTTCTGCGTTACTCGTCTAAAATAGATAAGCCGGAATCGCTGAGTGTTGTCTCCAACGACCTCGCTCTCCGGCTGTACAATAAACCCAGGATTGAAAATATGAATGCGTCCACTTTCCAAATTGACTTGATAAACACGATCGGTCTTTGTGTTGACCAGACTGAAAACAATCAAATCGTCTTTTCTATCTAGCACCTCTTTAAAAAGATGCTCTTGTGTCTGTTGTTCATCATCAAACTGACGAACTATATTAACAGAGTCTTTGTTCTTAAAGTAAGCGATCCAGATTAAGGATAACATTGTATTGTTCCTTTATGTGTGCCAAAGGGATTGTATTCCCCTCGGCAATCCGTGTCCTAGTTCTTAAACGAGCATTGAATTGCCCTTACACCTCGTCATATTTTAGTGTAAACGTCTGTGTTGCAACCGCCCCTGGAGATGCTGCGACTGTCGTTTGAAGCTGCATCGTAATGTAGCCAGAAAAGGCTGGAGATGCACCTGGACTAGTAGGTACCAATGAAGTTCCTTCCGTAGTTGGAACATTAGCAGTAGCCACAATTGAAGCATCATCCGTGGGTTCTGCAAACGCCGTATTCACTTCTGCCTTGATGGTCACATTAGCAGGGAGAGATCCAGCTGACTTCCAGAACTTGAGATTGTCGATGGTTGTGTATGTTCCACTGAAACGACCGCGATTCCACTTTTCAAAACTGTTATTTCCAGCAATCACGCGATTGTTCGGGGACGACAGATTCGGAGAATCCAAGTTCCCAAAGTTCACGTTTGAAATACCGTTCGTTACGGTTTCTGCTACACTATTTGACTCGGACCACTGAAACGTAGCTGCCATTCTCTTTCACCTCCTCTTTATTTTGACGTCGCATAACGGCGTCTATTACTAACATTTTTTAAAAACAGGTACAACTTCTCTTGCGATTCTTTGTCTAGAATGACTTCCTCGTAACACCCTTTACGAACTCTAGTGAACATCTTCCACGCCTCTTTTAGCGCGGATAGAAATCCTCTAGCTTTGACTTCAACATCAAGATAGAGTTCATCGATCTCGTTGTCGTACCACACCTCTAGATGATGAGCGGAACACGAACATTCAATACAGAGTTTATCTAATGAATCGGTCTTTCCATAAATAGATTCTTCAATCTGTTTCATCTTTCCTCCACAATCTGGACATTTCTCTAACGGAGACGCGAGTAGCGTCATTCCCACAATTCCGAATGCGGTAGTGGCAGTCTTATGACAATCTTCACATTCGACTGAGTACGTGAAAAAGCTCATATTTATTCCTCCGCGCCAGGTTCTTCAGTCTTAATTTTTTGGATCCCGCAATTGCATACAGCACATTTAGTCTTAGAGACCATGATCTCTATAGACTCTCTAGTTACGTCAGTCGTTGTGTTACAATGATCACACTTTATTTTGTAGAGTACGTTGTCCATTATTGTATGTAGGTGAATCTAAGTATGCATTTAACATCCTGCATCCCAGATGGTGAAGCGCTAGACGGGATTACTAAGCGAAAGTTTAATCGTTTCGCATTGTTACTGGGAAGAGAATTGTCAAACGTATGCGTAGTTAGCCCGCCAATTTGTGAATAGCCACCCTCTACGTCATCTTCTATGGTGTATGTGTAGTCTATCAGAACATCTCCCGTATCGGGAAGCGGGGTTCCTAGAGTTAAGACCCCAGACTGTGCGTTAATAGCTCCGCCGGTGAAATAATTTGTTCCCACCTTATGAGGATCTGTAATTAGAAACACCCCATCGACAGAGGAGACACTGGGAGCGTGTCGAGCTTGAACATGGGTTGTATCTGTTGGCGTATCCTGCTCAGATACAACATCAACACCGTTAGAGATCGTTCCGTTAGACTGCACTCCAAACCACAACTGCTCAGCGATCTGCTTCCCAAACAACAGAATGTCGGGAGTATAAGAAGCTTTTATTGTTTCACCATTTGAGGGAATCTTGCCCTGCAAATCGTCTCCAAAGATGATTTCTCCCGTTGTGGCATTGATTGTGTATACTTCTGCTGTGGGATCCTGACCAACAAAGGTGGAGACTCTACTCCATGGTGCATCGTTAACTTTTACGATAATTAGAGTGTCATCATCTATAATAGGAAAGAAGGCTACTACAAAACTCTGACCCGCGCTACCATCGCTTGTTCCAACCTGATCATCGACGATATTAAACTTTTCTACGCTGACAGTAAGCTCTGTAGCATCGACAGACTGTAAGGTCCCGTCTTTGTCATTAAAGAGAACAAACGGGTTGTCTGAATGGGTTACTGTAGTACCGGCTTCCACTGTGCCAAAACTAAGAGGATTTGACTCTGTGCCAATCTCGGTTGACAAGTCTGATTCAGCAAATAGCTTAAGTTCCACCTCGCGAGCCAGAATATCACAGTCAGAGTCAATGGTCGGAGATGGATTAAGTACCACAGTAGAGTTGGTTCCTATATTCTGAACCCCGCCCAGAGCTTTGATTGACGTGTTCGCAAGAATAGTCTTGGTCTGTGTAGTAGGCATTTTAAGCCACGTTTTCGGTCGCGTTGCTAATCAAAATTTCAATCGAGTAATCTATAATCTGGCTATTCGTTTGATCGGCAAATACAATTGATCTGGGAACTCCAATGTAAAAAAGATGCTGACTTTCATCGGTTCCCAGATTAGATTCGATATGTAATTGACCTACTTCGGTTCCAATGCCTGCTATAAGAGCAATTCGTTTGGTGTCAAGAAAATCATAGCGTCCTGGGTCTGGTTCTACTAAGACTCCTCTAAGCACAATCGTGTTAGAATCTTTGCCCAACAATTGAACAAGGCTTCCCATTGCAAGCGGAATTTTAAACTCCACGAGCTTCTGACCTGTTACGGGGCGCTCGATAGATGGGAGTGGGCTAAAAGAATACTCGGCCCCATCGCCAGCGATTCCTTTTTTCCACGAGATATCGATGTTGCCCATCTATTATGATCCTTCAGCGGCCCCAGTTTGAATGGTGTTAGTAACGGCCTCGCGTATGCTAAATCCAAATCTCCTCAAAGTAGTCTCTGTATCTTTTTGGATCTTAACTAAACTATCGTCATCCACCTTCAATATAAAGGTGGTCTGTAGGCGTAGCTTTCTCTGTAACTCGTCTGCTTGGCGAGCTAACTGATCTGATACGGTGGCAACTCCCACACCCAGCGTAGGTAGACGTTGTTCAATTGGGGCCAATGCTGTTGCAGCCGATTTTTTAGCAGTTGCGATTCTGGCTTCGGCCTCTAGCTCTGCACGAACTCGTGCTTCAGCAGCCTCTTTAGAACTAATCTCGTTAGCAGACTGTTGTTTTTGAATTTCATCGAGTCTAGCAGTTAATGTGGCGTCGGCAGCGTCTTGCTCTAGTTTAACCTCTTGAAGAATTGCAGCGCGTCTCACAAGTAGCTCTTTTGAAGTGGCTTGATCAATATTAGCTACTCCTGGGACTGCAGATTTAAAAATGCTAAGTAGTTCCTCGGCTGCTTGCTGGCGACGCTTAGAATTGGCAATATCAGCATCTGCCGCTGTCGTACTCAGTTGTAGATCGATATTCTCTCGCTCTAACAAAAGATCCTTCTCTTGGTCAGATCCTTTCTTCACAATAACCAATTCGGCATCAACCAATTGACGACGCTTAGCTAGAAATAGTAGCTCTGCGTTTAGCTTTCCTAGAGTTAACTGTTCGTGTTGCTTAATCAACTTTTCAGTATCAAGCTCCCCTAGCTTAACTTCTGCACTTCTGGCTTCTTGAAAATTACGAAGCTGTTCCCTTAGAATCGCACGATCAGCCAATAGTTGTTGTTTAAGACTACTAGGAGCATTTGCAATTTCATGATTAAGCGCAGCTATCTCTTGTCTAAGTTTTTGAACTCCTTCTGAGGCATTTACGAAATTAGAATCTAGTTCTCCTCTAGCTCGTTTAATTGCATCTGCGAAATTCTTAGTAGATGCAGCAGCATCTGACTCTATTTCCTTAGTTATCTCTAATGCCTTTTGATAATCAAGATAGGCCTTTGTAGCTCCAGCAATACCAATTGAAACAATTCCAATAATGGGAGCTTGCGCAAGCAGCGCAGCACCAATCGCTGCCAATTGAGGACCTAATAGTGCTGCTGCGCCTGCCGCTCCTAACAGAGCGGTTGCAACGGTTCCAAAGGCTAGAGAACTAGCAACGGTAGTAGAATCAACAACTTTGAGACTATTAGCAACAGCCGTCAAGGCTGGGACGAACAGTTGTCCTAGGGTTTGCCCAGCGTTTGCTGATTTGTTGGCGATAATATCAAACGCTCCACCTAAGGTCTGTGCATCTCGCTGAGCGAAGCCTCTAAACTTCTCTCCCAGCTTATCTATAAGATTTCCTTGTTTTTCGAATTCTTTGATCTGTTCTCGCGTAAGGCCCGTAATTAACGAAAGCTGACGCACTGTTCCTTGTTGTGCACGACCAATTGCAAACGATGCCTGAGCAAGACTAACACCACTAGCAGCTGCAACGTCCTGCGCCACGGCTAGAACACGTGCTGCATCAGAAGAGCTTTTTGCCGTTCGCAAAATGGTGTTTACGGCTTGAAGCTGTTCGGTCTGAGAAAATCTGGTTGATTCTGATAGGGCTGTAGTTAAAGTTCTAAATCCCTCGGCGGTTTGTTTTCCGGCCTCTCCTAAAAGAGCAAATCGATTTCCTAGAGTCGTAAGGATACGCTCTTCTTCAATGGCTGCATCTGTGAACTGTTGAATCTGTCTAACTGCAAAGATACCAATCAAAGTCTGCCCTAGACTGGTGAGTGATGATCGTAAATCAATTGATTTGGTGTTTATGTCTCTTAGCCCAGTAGAGAAGTCGCGGATTTGACTTCTAGCTGCGTCAAATCCACTTTTATCGAATTGAGAGGTTATTCTAAGAGATAGTTGGGAAGGCATTTTAGCGTATAGTTCTCACAGAGACGGTTCGACTAGGTTCTGATTGTTCCTTTATTGCATAATTTGCAGACTCGATCAGCGTGTAATACTGTTCCACCGTGAGATCTGATAATGATTCGGCTTCAAAAAGATTCATTCCGTAGGAGCGGGCCACATGAAGCCGAGTTAGGAACGTGGGGCTCCGTACGAGTTTTTTCTTTCTTCCTCGGTTAGCACAAAGCTATCAGAATAGACTCTCGCTATCTCAAGCAAAACTCGATCATCAAGCAGAGCTACTTCCTCTTGTGTCTGAAAATATCGCTCGCTTTGGCGGTCCTGTTTGCGAAGAGCAACATAGGCTGTTGCACAACGCTCAGCTTTAGCCATTAAAAAAAGCTGAACATCAAGGTCTAATTCCATATCTCTAGCCTTAATACTCGTTTCCGCAACGACTCCCTGAACGATTAGAAGATCAGAGGTCTTAAGAGGCAAGAGAACTCCTCTTATTCGGTCTTGCTTAAGGCTAGCTACCTGTTGTTCAGCTTCAAGTAATGCGTTCTTAGTCTCTTCAGTTTGATCAGAGCTAGCTTTTTTAGTAGCTATCATCATTTCAATGCTCTCAATCATATTAAGATTTCTAGGAACGTCTACGAGAGCTAATTTTCTATTTAGTTTCTCTAATGCTCGATTGATGATCTCATTTCGCGAGACAGAGGCTACTGCTTCACGCTTCTGCACTTCTGTTAATTCAGTCGCCATGTTCTTCTCGATGTTGTCTTATCCCATTATACTACACGTTGCCCAAATCCACTTACGCGGTGTAAAGAAAGAGTGGGCAGTCCAGAGTTTATCGTCGGGATGGCAAAAAACTCTGACTACGTGGGCATCGTTTTGACCGCCCACTCTCAAACTTTGACTAGCCTATTACGACGGAATATACACGCCGAAGACTTCCAGCACACTAGCGTCATCGAGAGCGGTATCTAGTGTAATGGTCGTCGATGTTATTGTAACTGAGTCAGGATCGGCTTCTTCACCATCAATTAGAACTAGAAGCGTGATTGGATTACTTTCAGCATCTACTGCTAATGCGATGCTGAACGTCCCAACGGTATCCGTCATAGTCAACTCAATATCCTCTTGGGAGTTGGGCGGATTGGCCTGTTCGTACGCCGTTGTAGCAGCAGTTACAAATCGATTGTACAAAATCGCTCCGCCTTTGACTCTGCGGACGTTCTGACCAGATCCATCCACCGTAATACGTGCTTCTTCTGCCACCGGCTCAGCCGATGCCATACCCTTAACACGCACCCCGTGGGCTAAAATCCCCTCAAAAATCACGCCAGCTTCGTTCGTAATATTCAGCATGGCATGAAACTTTTTGAGATTAGATGGATCATGCACCACAATAGTTGAAGCCGGATCAACGTCTTGAATAGTAGAATCCAACAGCTTACTGTCAGAGTCCAAAATGTCAAATCGAATGTCAGCCCCATTAAACGTGGAAATGGTCAACACGGCTTCGGTTCGACCCAACTCGTTAATCTTTCGCTCAGCGTACTGTGGTGTGTAGTCAAACGACTGCGCTAGCGGAATTCTCACAATACCATGTGAGTTGCTAATCAACTCTAATGTAGTTTTTGTTCCTTGCACAATATCTGGCATCTTCTTTTATTCTCCTTTTTAGACTAATTCATCCCAGAACACTCTAACGAGCATTCTGTACCTTTTGATGTTCTGATCTACCTGATCAACGATAAATCTCTCTGTGATAGAGTTTGGTGATCTATCGATTTTAATATACCCAATCAGCGGCGGACTGTTCTGACTGTAATCTCTAAGTTCTATGGGACGAACAACTAGCTCGTGAATTGCCACATCGAACTCTCCCGCATTCATTAAAACGTACATTACTTGATCTCGTAATTCTCGTACAACCTTCTCAGCATCTGACTTAGCTGCCGTATCTTTCGCCCAGCAATCTAGTTCTATTAGTGTCTGATTTCTAGACCCTTTAATAGGAAGCCCTGTCGTTGAATCTATAGCTAGCACTCTTCCCAGTCCTCGTTCTCCTGGGGTAAATAACCCAACCTCGGATATTGAAATCGATGGAAACATTAGAGTAGTAATAGGGTATCCGAAGAAAAACCAGAAATCTTTTCCGCTTGGAAGAGTCTTTGAAATCCCGTCGTGTACCACCCCCTTGGGAAGTGTAACTACGATATGGTGATTAAAGCTCGACATAAGAGCTTGCTTCCCAGAAGAACTAAGCATACTCTGAACAATATTGGTTTTGGAGTCGAGCGTATGAGAGGTGGCCATTAGCTTTATGCCGTTGTATCAGTAATATCCTGAGACGGAACGATATCGTTAGCCTCTTGCATATCCTTGAACCATTTGTCAAATTCCGTCGCGAAGATCGTTTCTGCTTTGTATCTGGCCAACTCAAGAAAGTTTCTGGGATGCATATGCGAAGTTCCCTCTTCTAGATAAAGCCCATGTGGAACTGCATTGTGAATCGTAACATCGGTAGAAGTCGGAGCGTCATAAAAAGACATTCCTCGACCTTCTTGAACTCCTGCGTCTGTCAGATGATATTCTCTTCCTACAGCTTTTTCAGCTAGAGACGTATCGAATATCTGTCGTGAATAGTCAATTCGATGCGCATCCAGATAAGAGGTCCAACCGCCACGTAACTGACCCGTATCAATAGGAGTTACACGAATCAGATACTTATGAGTCTCGAAGATAAATTTCGAAAAGAGATTCTTGTACTCGTCATCAAATTTCTTATCTAAATTAAGCCATTCGTTTAGCACTTCAGGGTTTTCAATTTTCACGGAGATGCTTAGCGATTTAGAAGGCCCTGACGGCTCCTGAACTGCATCGAGACGAATCGTTTCTGGCATTATTCGTCAGCCTTTCTCACCACGTAGCTGTAGAAATACGTATCTCCAACTAACACAGCAGGAGCACGTTTGCCGACAACTCTATATTCACTCTCTCTCCAGATCACTCGATCTCCACCTGTCCCTGTGGTTGAAACGATCTCAGAAAGCTTCTCGGTTAACTGAATGGAAAGATCGCCTACTTGATAGAGACCCCCGCTATTCATGATATCTTCTTGCTGTACATTCTCAATGATAGCCCTGGAAGGAGTCGTAGCATACGAGTAGGTAACTCCAATTCCCTGAGTTGGATCTCCTGCGGAAACGCCCGAAATTCGCTTGATTAACACGCTGTCGCCAGTCTCTAGACTGGACTCTGCACTCATGCGCTTTACCTGAGCGCGATCGGCATTTCTACCTCTAGGCATTTTTACTCAAGACGATTGGTTGTATTGAAATTTCGAAGACTGTTAATCTCTTGCATTAACTGTGCTTCATTATCTTTTATAAGTAGGTCGAAGTGGCTTGGCACTTGATCTTTCGAAATACTTCGACCTGCCACAGCAACGGCAAAATAGTCTTTCGTTTCGATCATGAGATTCTTCAAAACGTTCGAATATAGCCTCTTACAAATGACTGCCGTGTATTCTCCGGGAATGTTTTGTAGATCAATTCGACGATAGATTAGAGTCGCAATTTCCGCAACAGATTTTTCTAGGAGATTAGTAAGCACAGTATCGTCTAAGGGATGATAAAAATAGTCTGCACGAATTACTCCTGACGGAGCAGAACCGAAGGTAATCTCTCCTTCTGTATGATTGATCGAGTAATCGGTTCCCTCAATTAACAATGTCTCAATCCCTGTAGATGCGTCAATCTTTCTAATTCTAGGATAGGGAAACGTAAAGAGATTCTTAGCCTTTGCAGCATATACTGTTGTTGAACTACCCTTGCGGTCTAAATCTTCGTCAATGATCTCTACAGAGAGACTAGATAAATAACTCTGCGTACAATCGGGAAGAAGATCGGAGACCGCTTTAGCGATGGATGTATTTGAAGTTGTCTGTTTTGATTTAGTCGTTGCCATTTTGCCTCTTAATCAAACAATGCAAACATTTTATATTTCAGAGTCGCGTCAACATCTGAAGTCAACTGTGCAACTTCCATCCCTACAGTATCGGCACTAGCCCCATTGTACAGATCGGTTCTTTCCTGAGAGGTTAGCACTCGTTTCCAGAAACCTACTTCATCAATGCGTCCGTCCCAAAAGCGGCTTATTCCACCAAAAGTTAATGCTCCAATTAAAAATGCTGTTGTCGAATCATCCGAGCCTACCGTCACACTAGAAACCGTATAAACTGTTCCGTTGTCTACTTGTAGATTAATGGTATCAGCAGTTGCATCGCGCCAAACTACGACAAAATACCACGTTCCTGTCGCGGTAGTTAATGCTTGGTCGATACTATACGACCCACCGCCACTCTTTTTCTGTAGAAAGTTCCAAACATACGTTCCGCTAGATTCATACACTCCAAGAAACCACTCTTGGTCTGCGGTAGCGTCTCCGTATTTACCTGCGATAGTTTGGAGAGCGCCCCCCGTTGGTAGACTGTCGAAATATACCCATGCACAAAAGGCAAAATCTATGTCTCCTGTGCTTAAATCGGCATCATCGGCTCGGCTAAGATATTCAGAATTTGCCGCTGTAAATTGTCCAGCGTTGTCGATCTTTCCTGCTGCCTGCGTTACAGTATTGTTATCAGTGAGATTCTCCGCGCTAATTGAATCAATTCTAGTTCCTGATGCTTCGTTTAGATTCCATTGAGCGATCAAGCGATCACCTAGATTGCCGCTAGTGTCTTGGTTAAATCTTGATTTGATGGTTGTTCCGTTTCCACTGTTGTAGAGGTCTGTTCGCTCTTGTGCTGTAAGCACTCGTTTCCAGAAACCTACTTCGTCAATACGACCATCAAAATATAAGAAGGCTGTGCCATTTCTACGACCAATCTCAAAGGGAACTGTGCTAGTTGCCACTCCCACACTATGAGCGGCTGTGTCTGTAGCACCGTTGTTGACTGAAATCCCAATCAGATCGTTTACGGAATCGTGATAGACAGCAATAAAGTACCAA